AGGGTGAAGTTTCGTGTAAGTGGCGAGTTCGGCACAAAGATCATATACGGTACGAACCAGGCCAATGTCCGGGCCGGAAGCGGTGGCGATACCGCTACAACATCTGAGGTCCGGGCGAGCGTGAACGAGGACTTCTGGGTCACGCACGACTTAACGCTTAGCAACTGGACTTCATCGACATACTATCTGAATTTCCTGGTTGAGCAGGACCGCGACGGCACGCCCAGCTATAGTGGTAACGCGAATGTCTACACGCTTGAAACCTCGCTCGCGGCAAACAATAACCATCCGATTGCCACAGCTTTGCCGCAGTATGGCCCTGTGCCAAGCAGTAGTGATGATTTCAAGGTCGCTACTAGCGGGGACATCCACGGCGGCGAGGACGCCAGCGACGAGTACACGTTCACTGGTACGGACTGCATACTCAACCATCAGATTTACCATTCAATCAGCGGCAAGAGCGTTGATTTGTTTTGTATGCAGGGCGATGAACACTCACGGGATACATCGAACCTAAAAAAGTATCGTCGAGCCAGTAAGCGACGACGCGGGTACAACTGCGATGCCCGTTATTACCAGGAGCAGATTCTGTCGAAGCTGCCCATAATGCGCTGGCTCTCGGACCACGACCACGCAGGCGGCAATAATTGCCATAAGTGCGGATCAAGTAATTATCCAAGCGTTAATTACTTGCCGGTGTACAATGCTACTGATGGAGCACGGGAATGCACGCCATTTCCTGACTTTACAATCCCGGATGACATTCAGCAATACGGCACTGGCGGGGCGGCTACGTATGTGCAAGACGATAATCCGCCGGAGTTTTCCATCTCTTACACGGTCACGTCCGGGGACCCTGGCGATGACGATAACCCGACTGGTATCAATGCTGGTGTGAGCGTAACCTGGGACAGCGGAGCGAGCAGTGGCACAGCGGTTGCCATTGACGACGCAAACAACAGGATGATCATAGAGTTCTCATCTGGCAGCTATCCAGCAGACGGCGATGTCATAGTTGGCCCGACTTGGCAGGTTACGCAAAGCGGTAGCATCTCAATTCCAACTTGGAGCGTCTATGGCATTCACCCAGGCATGGTCTTTCATAGGCTTGCGGTCGTGAATTTTTCGTCTGGCAGCAATGAGCCAACGATTGGTGAAAAGATAACAGACACCACGGCGGGTGGCACGGCGATCTTGCGTGGGGTGGAGGTTACAACAGGCTCATGGGGCGCGAATAACGCGGGTGGGTGGTTCTGGGTAGAAAGCAAGACCGGTACATTCACATCAGGCAATCCGATTTCTGGCTCAATAACTGGCTCAATCGCAAATGTCGGCACAAGCGGGCACATAGCTGCTAGTCGTGGGCTTGTGACGAGCGTGTCAGACACGAAAATATATCAAGATGCCGGTAGCTTTTTGACGGGCCATAAGTGGTATCGCGTGCAGCGATTTGCACTATTCTACACCCAGACATTTGGCAATGCTTTGTTTGTCGTAATGGATGTCCGAACAAAGCGTGACCCAAATAGAACGCCCTGGGTAGATAAGCTGGACGGCACGGTCTTTGGGCCGCTTCAGGATAGCGCATATAAGGATACCGTTACAACTACAAGCGGTTGTACCACAACGAGCATCGTCTATACCGGCGATGACCCGGATATTGTGAAATGGGACGGAGTGTATGTGTCGTCGGTTTCCGGGCTTCAGTATTCGCTTGTTGAAGCGTTGGACACCACGACAAAGACAATCACGCTTTCCTGGGCGCTTGGTGCGGCGCCGGCGTCATCCGTGACAGTAGAATTTTATGAGACCGGCGCAAGCGACCACGGCGGCGAATGGTCAGGTGGCACATGGGACACCAGCGGTTTTACTAATGAGCAAGCTGATGCGGCAAACATCAACGCTGGCCATATCCAGCGGACGCTTGCTGAGCGAGCTATTAGAGACGCCACAGAAGATTGGCGCGTTGTCTGTGCTGAGACGCCACTGCATCATGGCGATGCAGGAAATCAGGATAAGTGGAACGACTGTGACGGAAACTGCACATGGGTTAAGGCGAACCAGACGGCCGATTGGACGCAAGACGGCTCAAGCGATTACTGGTATTACAATAATGCAACGCCATTCGGATCTGATCCGCCTGGCGGACTAACTCGTTCAGTGGACGGCCTCGCCGATATGATCCAAGAATATGTCGAATGGGACACGGACGCGGCGACAACGCTTGGAACCGATTTGCGGAAATGGACCTGGAACTCATCAACGAAATACGTTTGGGTCTACGCTCCGAACGGCAACCCGGCAGGGCAGCTTGGCTCATCTCCTGGTAGCAACGAACACGACACGGCAGAATATATCAACATCTACTATCCGGAGTTCTGGAAGCGGGCTTGCACGCGAAAATACATCATAGAAAAATACGGGGGGTTTAATAGCTTCTGGTTTGGGTCAGATCACCATGTTTTCTTTGAAGATGATGCATCCCATGCTGATGACGGCTGGCCCTGCCTTGGGGCCTCGCCTCTGCACTGCCACCCGAAAAAATCCCATCAGTCAAAGGCGCAGTTTCTTGTTGACGGTGATACCGTCATTTACGAGCGCGGGGACGGCGAGGTCGGCGGCTCAACTCCTGTTATGGGCGCAGATCAGATCGGCGGTTTTGCCGTGATGGACTTCCAGAACAGCGACGACAAGGTGGTGATAACGGGCTATGAGCGTGATGGTGGCGAGATAGTTCATAGTGGTACAAAGAGTGATTGTACGATGGAGATTATATTCAACCCTATCCTCATTGACGAGGGCTTCGAGGGCGCCGGTACGGAAGAAACCTGGACGGAGACCACGACTTAGATGGCAGGGACATTAACATACGACAACACCACCCCGACGCCGCCTGAGGGCAGCCAGTGCATGATGGCGGAGGTGACTTCGGGCTCCGCGAATGCTTATATCACACGCTCGAGGGTCAATGCCAAGACTAGTTTCGTGCATCAACATCTTTACGTCGATGCTGAAGGCCTTGCAGACACAGAAGAATTCAAGACCCTTCAGGTCCTTGACTCAAGCGACAACATAGCAGCATATATCAGGATCTATGACGACTCCGGCACGCTGAAATACGACTTCTACTGCTACGACGGGAGCCTTACGGCAAAGGTCACAGGGCAAACACTGAGCCTTCAGACTTGGTACGAGTTCGAGTACAAGTACGACATCGACGGCGAGGCCTGGGAGCTTAGGCTTGACGGAAGCTCAGTAGATAGTGGCAGCATCGGCGGCGCAACGCGCACGCCACGCAAAGTCAGCACCGGGATCATAGGATGCACGGGCTCCGGCACGACACGGGTCTATATTGATGATGTGGTGTGGCGCACGGATAATTGGCAAAGCGCTTATGTAACTTCGGGGTCTCTTGCCCTAAGTGTAATATCCAGCCTAAGTGATACAGCTCTTGCTTCCAGCTCTGGCAGCCTATCTCTTGCGGCCCTGCTGGCACTCTCGGAAATTGGCTTGGGCTCCACGTATGGCGCTCTTGGGCTAGGAGCGATTTCTACAACCTCACAATCGTCTCTAGCAAGCGCACTATCTTCTTTAACGCTGTCTGGCATCGCGACCGAGCAGCATATAGGAGTCGCGGATTCTGCCGGCTTATTAAGCCTACAAGCGATCGCAACTATCGCGCAGGTTGGAGCGAATGTGATCTTGGCCTCACTAGCTTTAGGTGCATCTGCAGGACAATCGCAGCTTTCAATTGCGACGGCTGTCGGCGACACCACGCTGGCTGGAGGTCTTGGGCTCTCGAACCAAGGCACAGCGCAAACTCTCGCTACTGTTTCGATGCCAGTCAGTGCGGTAATCACGGAATCCGCAATAGCACAAGCAATAGCAGATACCTCGTTGGGTGCAATTCTGACCCAGGCCCAAACAGGCTCACTAGGCGCAATAGTCGCAGCGACCTTTGCTGCTGCGGCTCAGGCAGGTCTAATAACCTCTGCCACAAAGACAGTCACTGTAGCTACGACATTCGACGTCGGCGGCGAAAGCGTGCCGGATACGCTCCTGGATGTCGATGGCAGGCTGTATAGAAGAATCAACGATAAGTTAATTCCATTATAGGAGGACATGCAGAATGCACAACGAAACTAGCGCAAGCATAGGAATGCAAGCAAGCGCAAAACGGAAAGCCACTAATGGCATGCGAGTCTTCGCAAAAGACATCTTCCATATCACTTGCCGAGACAAGTGCGGCCGTGTCAAATGGACCGACACTGTCGAGAATCTCGTAGTGAATGAGGGCTTGGACGACTTGCTGGATAAATACTTTAAGGGCTCGTCATACACCGCAGCACATTACGTGGGCCTTACTGACGGCACACCGACGGTCGCGGCTGCTGACACAATGGCTAGCCATGCTGGGTGGTCCGAGGTTACGGCTTATGACGAAGCTAATAGGCCGTCATTTACGCCCGGTTCGGTAAGTGGTCAGTCCGTAGACAACTCAGCCTCTAAGGCCACTTTCACCATCAGCACAAACAGCACCACAATCGGCGGGTGCTTTTTGACTACTGACAACACAAAGAGCGGCACGAGTGGTACTCTCTATGGCGCAGGGGCTTTTAGTGCTGGCGATAAGACCCTTGACGACAATGACACACTTGAGGTGACCGTGACATGCACTACGTCGGCGAGCTAGTCCTAGCTCTAAGCTTGGTCCTCCTTGTTTGGAGCGCCAACACGGAAAGCGACCTGGCTGGCTACCGACTCTACTGGCGGCCATTCGGTGGTCATTGGGAGCAAGTCTGGCAAGGCACTAGCACGAGCGCAAGGGTTAGCGTCGATGAGGGCGAGCTGGCTGTGGGTGCCTTCGATCTTGCTGGCAACGAGAGCACGCCGAGCAACATCGTGCGCTATTTGCGCTGCGATCTCGATGGAGACGGAGATTGCGACGGAATAGACTTGAGTCTATTTGGAAGGAGTTTTGGGAGATGAAAAAACTCTTGCTAATAACGCTTTGCTTCTTGCTCCTGACTAGAGTTGCGTACAGCGCAGAAAGTCTCGACGAGCTTGAAGCCAGAACATCTAGGAAATCAACAAACACGTTTTACTCTGGGGAGGACTCTGGCAACTACTATATTTGGCAGCCACAGACGGCGATATACAAAGACACCAGCACGAATCACGAGGTATGGATATGGACACAAACGAATGACAAGTCTACATTAGGAACGCGCTATTCAGCTACAGAATATAACTGGCAACCTTGGAGTGCCGACGGAAAGAGAATCGCCTTTTATCAGGATGTTGATACTAACGCATATACAAGATCAGGGCATCCGTGGTTTGTCGCGCGTTCTGACGGTTCATATTGGCGCCCAGCACACGAGTCCGCTGCACGGGCAAGTACGATGAGATTCTACTACGATTGGTCTCCCATTATCCAGGACGTCGCGTATGCAACTGGTGCAAACTACGATGGCAACACGGGGCTTGACGAAAACGCTGTTTATCGTGAGGTACATACAGACACCTCGATAACATCGACTTTGATAATAGATATGATTCCTGGAGATACTACGACAGAGCGGCTCGGCGGACTTAAGGATAGAATTACTGGCGACGGGTTGTACCTTGTTGAAGGCAACTATCTAGAGGACGAACCGTACTATGTGGTTCAGGTCGAGCCTGCAGGATCTAGGCAACTAAAAGTAAGCTGGGATCTACCAGCCCTTGATACATATTGGTACAGTACAGTAAACCCAGCCGATGGCCACGCACACGATGAAGGTATTGTAGGCAACTCCGCACATGGCTATGTAATGTATTTTATGCCTTCCGGTGCTTCTGTATGGTGGAGAATACACCTTTGGGGATCGGATGGCAATGCGCCGAATCACGTGCAGGACCATACATCTTCTGGCGCACCTGGATACTACTCGTGGTGGAATGATGACGGTCTTGGGTGGGATTGTCCTACCGCTCAAGCCGATAAAGAAGTCCAGGTGGTTGGTGATGAGTACGGGCAATCTCAAGGAAACTATCCGGCGTTTACAACTGACGCGAGGCTGAGCCATAGTGCATTCGACAGATGGGGGACCCATGTTGTTTACAGCGACGTAGAAGCATCGCCAATAGGTCCAGCTTGCTTAGATATTGGCAGCTACACAAGAGTAGGCTACAACTCGAATCCTGGCGGAAATCAGTATTCGTCATACACTGGCTGGAGTGATTATTTCGTGAGCGCCGCAGGGGCTCCTGCTGCTGTTATGGTGGCGACGAAGTATAACTCAACAACTGCTGCAGACCACATAACGGTTGGCGAAAGTCACACCAGCACGACAGGTGACTTCCAAAACCCAGGCCAATCACCTGACGGCACCAAGATGGTGTTCAGAACAGATTGGCTGCAACCCACCTCTGGCAATGCGGACTTGCTGGTGGGTGTTGTGTACTATCCGTATCCACCAGAAATAACGCAGTGTTCTGCTACTGGCGGCACTGTAACAACAAGGTTCGACTGGCGTCTTGATCAAGCAAATCCGCGCGGTTATACTACCAGGGGCTGGCCTGATGAAGATGACGATGATCCTCCTCCGCCGCGTGAAATCGAAAAATTCAGACTATGGCGTTCTTCTGATAAGTCAACGTGGGTGCCAATCGGTACAGTTGATCACAGCATATTCTCCAGGTACGATTTTTCAGATGGAACATGGGATGGAAATAGTTACTGGGAGATTACCGATACCCCAGGAAACGGCACTTGGTACTATGCCATAACATCAGTTGAGTGGTCTGGATTGGAGAGCCGCACATTGAGCAACATTTACTCAATTACTGTCTCTGGCGGCTCGGGCACAGGCTCGCAGGACACTGCATATCCATCTAGCCCCGGGGACCTCGACGACATCTCGACATCAGACTTCTATACGTCATTCTCGTCAAGCTATCCAGAGCTGATAAGATATTATAATGTCTACGCAGAGGACGGCTCTGCACCTACGGTTTCCCAGACGAACAGAATTGCGTCAATATCTGTAAACGCTTGCTCTGATGGATCGTGCTCATGGGTTGATTGGCTTGGAAACACTGGCGGGACTACTCAATATGTTGTTACGGCAGTTGACACACAGGGGAATGAGAGTGCTTCAGATTATGTTACTAACCAAGCATACACGCATAAAAAATCTCCTGCTACTGCTGATGGGCAATACACTATTGAGTGGGATGACATGTCTGCAGCTGGATCAGCGAGCGGGGCAACGTATTACGTTTGTGAAGGCGGAACAGGCGATGGCTCCAGTGCAGCACAATGTATGGACGATTCTAGTATTTCTTATGATGGCAGCGATACGTATCTACTAAAACGAGGCGACACATTCTGGGGCTCGCAATATTTTTATTGCACAACCAACAATGAAACTTGGAGCACTTATGGCTCCGGCGATAGGCCGATTATTACAAGCCGGAAACAGGTAACTGGCTCATGGACAGACGACGGTGCTGGTAATTATTACATAGACGTTGGTGCCGGCCCCAGTAATTTCTATGCTTCTCCAGCTGGCACAACCTGGGCGGCAGAAGAAACGTATCATGGATCTTCGACAACGGACCCAGATGACGGAAAATGGTCATATGTCGGAACGATCATCTATTACGACCCGTCAGATTCAGATCCGGTTCCTGGCTCAGGCGTGTTTCAGTATACACCCGAAGCTTACAACAGGGGAATGAAGTTGACAGGAACGGGCGGCTCGGTCACTGGCATCCGATTTGCTTACTGTGGGATTCACGGTGCTTGGGTTGACGGCGAAGCCGGCGTAGCGGCTTCTGCCGACTTTACTGATTGCTATTTTGACCACAACGGTCAGACCACAGTAAGCAAATCGGGGAACGCTATGGGCAACGGCTTATGCTATGAAGAAAAAGCAAGCGGGATCGTCTCAAACTGTATAGCAGAATACAATGAAGATTTTGGGATTAACTGTGAAGAAAACGACGGTGACGCGAATAACTACCCATCTTTAATAGTGACCAACTCCACATCCAGATATAACAAAGACACAGGCTTTGTTTGTCAAGGTGAGACAGATGGGCTTGAAACAGAGATGTCGTATTTATCTCTGACCAACTGCGTTTCTCATGACAATGGACAAAGTGCTGGCCTGAGCGGTCATGGGGTTAAGTTCTTTTGGGGCTATGGAGACATTTCAGGCTGTCTCATATATAATAACCATGAGGCTGGCATCTATCTTCAGCGTTGTGAATCTACTACGCTTGAAACGACAATAGAGAACTGCATTATTTTTGACAACAACCAAGGCTCAAACGCAGACGCAGACGATACTTCTGCGATTACGATCTGGGGCACATATGAACCGACAATGAATATTTATAACAATACCTTTTACGGTCAAGCTAGGGGATTCAGGAGTGGCGGAACAGCGACAGTGGCATACGTGCTTAACTTCAAGAATAATATATCTGTCGCCCCAACGCTAGCGTTTGACTTCGATAACCATGACTTGAAGGCTGGCTCTAGTATAGATACCAATTGTTATTGGGATTCTGATGGTGCTGGCGGAAATATAATTGCATATGATCTTGATGGCATAGGTGGGACTTACACAACGGCACAAATCAGTACATGGAACGCACTTGATGCTATGATTGGTACGGACATTTCTTCCAACCCCCTCTTCATCTCCAGCTCGCCGAGTCGGGCCTGGCAGTTCAACATAAAATACAAGAGTCCGTGTAGGAGCGCTGGAACGGACCTATCTGGTACATTTACGACAGACTATTATGGTACACACCGCCCGATTGGGAGCGGGTGGGATATTGGCGCGATTGAGTGGACGCTGATGCGTTCGCCGCTTGGACGATTTGATTAGAGTTGATAAGGAGCTGTGTAGTACAATGGAGCTTTCATCTGAGGCGGTAGTTGGAGCGGTTACAATACTAGGAGGTGCTGTCGTGTTACTTAATCGTGTAGGCTGGCTTAGGATTGGAGGAAATAACAACAACAAGAAAGGGAACGGAAAGTGCCCGGACCCCGACTGTCATGGCAAGGTCATTGAGTGCCATGACACAATGATCTCGATGAAGGCCTCCATTGAGGGCCTGAGTGATACCCAGAGGTTGCTTTTGGAGAATTACACGGGCGTGAAGGAGGACATCGCGTTTATACGCGGTAAGCTGGAAAGCAGCTAAGATGAGTCCTCGATCTGATACGGATCCGCTTGACGATTTTGCGGACCAGGTACGGCACCACACGTGCCTGGTTGAGTATTGGCTGAGGAAGCTTGTTAAAGAGCTAAGGAGTTGCCCATATGCTTCTAAAGATGGGAGTAAGTGTAAGGCGCTTGCGAAGGCGAATAAGAAGGGCCCTTCCGGCCGTGGAGGGCATATTCCGTGAGTTCGGATACGAGGCAGTTCTTACTAGCACTGATGAAGGAAATCATTCTCCTGGGTCTCTTCATTACGCTGGCCTTGCTGTGGATGTGCGCCTTCCGCCCGATAACGAAATGGCTATTGTGGCGAAGCTGAAGGTAAAGCTCGGGCATGATTACGATGTCGTGCATGAATCGAATCATATCCATATTGAGTACGATCCGAAGAGCCTTGGCAATACAAATGGGCGGTATCCGAAATGAGCACTGAACGTGACATAACATTTTACCTCGCCATTCGCGAGAAGCTACAAACTGGCGATCTTTTGCTCTGGCAGAGCAAGTCAGTGCTTAGCTGGCTTATACGGAAGTTCAACGAAAACCACTATTCTTGGGGAGAAGGAAAGGGGGCTTAATCCATGAAACACAAAAAAAATTATGCCACTACAATCTTTTTTCTGGCATGGCTTTTGCTGTCGGGCTGCGCTGGCCTGCATCAGGTCAAGCAACATCCTGTTAAGGGCAGCTACTATGTTGCCCGGGCAACTTTCAACGATGCCCTGGAAAGCTACCTCGCGCAGCGTCCTGCCGTAACAGAGGAAGAGCGCCAGGAAATTGAGCCTGTCTTTTTTGAAGGGAAAAGAGCCCTTGATCTTTGGGGGACGGCAATTAAAGCAGGGGACAGTGACGACATTACCGAAAAGGCTCGGGCGTATGACTTAATCAAGACAGAATTATTCCGGGCGCTGATCCGATATGGTGTAATTGATATCAGTGAATAAAGGAGGGGCGGCCATGCATATCTCAGAGAAACAATTTACGTTGTTGATGATGGCCCTGGATATGGCGGCAAAATGGGCTTTACGGCAAGCTGAAGGCGACATTGATCGGCTGATTGCCGACGAGGAAGCCCGCACCGAGTCGTTAATGTCGCAGCTTGAAGGGAGGGAGGACGATGCAGTTTAAGTGGACTACACGATAATCTTGCCGGGGGTGATGATCCTATGAAATTCGATGACAAACAACTGGCCATCATATGCCTCTTAGCCCTGGGCCTCGCGGCGCTCTGGGCTGGTGGCACAGAATCGCTTGACTTGATTCGGGATATTGTGATTGCAGTCGGGAGTTTTGTTACTGGAGTGAAGATTGGTGATAAGTCATGACTGCCGTGCGTCTACAGACCGAGCGTAGCCTGCAGCAAGCCCTCTCTCTTTCCATCATCAAAGCCATCGTGAAACGCTATGGCGGCACCTGCCGAGTTGATCTTGCGACGGACACCGTATTCATAAACGTGGACAAAGACAAAGAAGCTGAGTGCGCGAAGGAGATTGAGGAAAGAGTTGGTGCGATGTGTGGCTAACTATTCACACGGTTCATCATCCTCACCACCTCACCCATATATAATCAAACCAACAAAAACTGCAAAACAAAACACCTTAATCATCTTCAACAGCCAAACCAAACGGCACACGCCCGTTAACTATAGCCTCCCAATGATCGACTACATCCGGGTGTACTGCACCGTGCTCCGTAGACCGTAATCTTCTTTTTGCTTCTTTCTGCACCCACTTCCATGTGCTTCTTGTAATAGACATAAACATATTCCGATGCTGCGGATAAAGCAAACACTCGTAGTTCAGCAGTCTAAGTGGCTTCCCATTATAACTAGAATCCCAACCATCTAAAAACCACCAGTGAACAATACTGGCCTGAAATCCTGACAACCCGCCTTGTGGAGACCGTTCGACTGCCCAAGCTGCTGCAACAGCCGCCGCAGCAATAGCATGAACAATTGTTCCATAATCATGCTCATAATCCTTAGTCAACTCCCTGATAAACTCCGGGAGTTCCCCAACGGTCATATTCTTTGCACGTTTGTACCACTCCTTATGAACACCATCTACCTCAGTGATCTTCTTCATACGCCCTCCTTTTTCAAACCGCTTATAGTAGCAATTATTTCCGGTATCGTGTGCTGTGGTAAGCCATTACCAGAACCGACACTTATAGAATCTATTACTAACTCATTAGAATCGTCGTCCGCACAAGTATCCACACAAGTTATGCAATTACTAGTAGTTCCAGTTTCATCAGCGGTTTTCACACGTTTTACAAAGTACTGCATAAAAGAGTCGGTTGGTTTGTCATAGATACGCACTTTTCTACAACCATTAGTATGACCCGTAACCGACACAACAACGTCCTTTTCCACCACCACCCCATCGTTTACAAACGGAAAAAGACCTAATAACGGTAAACGCTTTAAAAACTGCCGCCTATTCATTTTTATACACCTCCAAGTATACCGGCAAACACCTCTTTCTTGCTTTACTAAGTATATCAAAAGTACCACGACTCTTACCGTCCCACACAACTATTAAAGCATCTGCAAACTTCAACATCTCAGCATTCCTAATAAAGCCAGCAACACGACCATATGTGTTCCAGTCTGCCTGGAAGCGCGATAATTTCACACCATTTATCTTTGCCCACAACTCCCCCAAACGATCCACACCTTTAGCTCCACCTGAAATGATTTCCGTTACATTGAATCCAGAAGCTATCACAGCTTTTTCTACAATACTATAGTCAGTAATCGTTCTGGAACCAGCTATTATTACTCGCATTGCTTACCCACACACATGACCGCAAGTTATCGTCGCGTGCAGTATCATCAAGCGCCAAAAAGTGCCTATCCGCTCCTACCCAAATGGTGTTTAGATTCTCGTAATGCTTTGCAATATATTCCCGAAACTTACAACAAATCTTACAAACAATATAAATCATAAAACAAAAGCACCGCACGCAAAAGTAAAGCGCTATCAACCTAATGCCCAGCACATCTACAAAAATAATTGCCCACAAACAAACAGCGAGGCAGAACGTCAGAATAAAAATAGCAAGGCAACACAGTTCAGTTTTCATGCCTCTTCCTCACAACTGTCGTAGCAGTTCCAACATGGTTCATCGCCTACATTGAACATGGTTCCATGAACGTTGCAGCCTCCAAACCACTCACTTCGAAAATACCTACAACCAAAGCATGTATCAGTATCCATCATACTTCACCACTGCCTGCACAAGCTGAAGCGTTGGACGTTGAAGCACACCTGTTGTAGAATAGTAAACAGCAACACCACCTAACAACTCCCACCCGTCCTTGAGGCGTTTCTTGACTGCTACAGGTAACTGCTCCGGAGCTTCAATCAAGACGTCATAATCAACCACTTTACGCTGTGGCCTAAAATGATTAACGGTACGCACAGGCCATGCCCAGCGTTTATAATGTCTGTTTGTACAATACACGCTTCCATGATCTATATCCACTCCCCATACTGCAGTTGATTCGGGATAAGCATCTACAGTATTGGACCAGTAAAACCCTGGAAAGACATTCTCAAAAGGATGATCTCTTGGCAGGGCGGGGTGCTTCTGACTATAATCTATTATACTTATAAGTTCTTGAAGTTCTGGAAGTCTCCAGCCGGACCCGAGCGTTCTGCACCACGTCTTAGCATCTTCCCAAGACATCTTGCCAAAATTGGCAGCATTAACCAACCACTCTAGCCCGGTCTTTTCATCTACCCAAGTTTTCATATCAACCACTTTACGCTGTTCACCCAACGTCTCGTGCGTGACCTCAATTTGGCCTTGAGCTTTCGCATCCTGAAGGCACTTTTCGCACGGCGTAACGCGTATCTCTGTTTTACCATCGTCACGATATGCCATGGTCGTATTTATCTCGCTGCCACATTTCCCACACAGAAACACTGTAAACGATCTAATCGGCGCGCTCATTTAGCCTCCTCTCAATCTCCTCCGCCAGCTTCTTCGCTATCCCGATCAGGAACCAAAGCTCCTTCAGGGCGGCGCGGTATTGGGCTTCGGTCATAACGTCCATGTGTGGCCCAGCCACTTTATCCCAATCTGCATAAGGCGTTGCTCTGCAATATGCACCACCACGACCGATATAGCGAATAGGACATTCCTCACACTTAATGTATTTCATAACGCGTGCTTTGAAAAACGGGCTTGGATGATATTTGTTGCATAAGGGGCAGTCGGTTGTCGTGTAATCTGTTTTACCCTCAAATACAATCCCGATCCATTTATAGATAGATAATACCGTCAGATCAAGATCAACGGCCAGCTTGCTTAGAGAGACGTTTTTTGCTTTCATGCTTTTTCTATCCCAAATCCTTTTCGTTTTACCCATTCTTTTATTGTGCACAACTTCTTGCCGATACTCCACCGCAAGATTGGAGCTGCTTGAGTTATAACGCTATTGTTAACGATGATGCCAGCATACATATACGGAGCGTTAACAATATAGAGATTTTCCTGATTTTCTAAATATTCCACAATAATATCACCATGGCATTCTTTTGGTTTACAAAAGCATCCTAGTCGCTTGCCCGCTAAGCTTAAAACTTCTGAATGGAATCTGTCGTCTTTTAGCCGTTCCGAAAACCAGGCTCGGTATTTCTTGATAACCTCTAAACGTGTCCCGTCGTTTCCGATAACGAATGGGTTGCCGAAGATAGATCCGCGACCAATGTATACATCATATGGTTCTCTGTAAAGATTTACGACTTTTGTTTTCATCAGAACCCCAATTCCATAATCACCCCAACCCGGTACCCGCCAAAGTCCCAACCTTCTATCACCTGCCATCCGGTCTCGCCAGGATTTCCGTCTGGTTCAAGGCCGTATGCGGAGACTTCGTGCCGTGCAATCTTCCAGGCGCCGAATAGGCCAAGCGATACATGATCGGTAAAGCGTTGCTTGTAATCCAGGCCTAGTTCCCCAGTAAAAGCATTGTCGATAGTTGCCACATAATGATCAAATCTCTCGGGTTGATACGTAGGTGCGAGATGCTGGCACTGATAGAACCACACTGGCTCCCACGCAAAACCGTTTGGATCATATCTAGGGATGTCGTATCCGACCTTGAGATACATTGAGAAGTTGCCGATGAGGGCATGTTGATAGCCAAATCCGATTGAGTACATCTTGACATCCTGCCCCCACATTCGGAATGGGTCGATAGAACCATAAGCAAAGAAATCGTTGTGGATAACTCGAAGCTCCAGGTTTTCCAGTTCTTCGCCAGGGTTGGCCTTCAGTTCGGCATTGTTGTAGATCATCTGTGAGGTCCGCAACTGGATCTCGATGGCCGCAACTGGCATAGCAGATGCCATGACAAGTGATATGGCGATGATGATTGTTTTCATTTGTTAAGCTCCTTCCGAATGTTGTCCATCAGCTTTCGTTCTTCTTCTCCGGTCATATAACAATCTGGCTTCCTAAGCTTATACACAATGCTAGCGAGGGTTTCCTTGATAACTGCGGAGGCCCCGAAAACGGCAGAATCAATCACCTGATCTGCGATTTTTTCGGCCAAATTTTTCGTGTCAGCGTTGAGTTTTTGCGAAAGCATTGCTGAAATTGCGGCAAAAAATTCTTGCTCAACAAACGCCTTGCTGATGGCGTCCTTTAAAGAGCTTTGGAATTCCCATTGGTTTATTGCGTCAAGAGTTGCCTTATCAAGAGCCTTCTGAATTGCATCGTTCATCTCTTCTTCGCTTACAGATATATTCATACTGCACCACCTTTCTTCGTTTCGCCCGTGTATTCAGATTTTGTTGTCGCAGTAACAATCCTTTTCGCCAGCTTTTCGGCTATTTTTTCGCTGTTGGTATCGTTTTCAAGTATTAGTGAAAGCGCCTCTGAAATTCTTTTCACCAATCTTTGTTCCACAATGGCTCTTAGTATCGCATCGTGTAAATCGCTTTGAAATTCCCAGCTATTTATGACTCCATTAATTGCCTTGTCGAGCGCATTCTGGATCGCACTATTCATTTCTTCTTCTCTTATCGTGATAATCATGTCGCACCCCCTCTTTTATTTCGCCCGTGTATTCAGACCCCACGGGCAGGGGCTTGGGGGTTATTGGGAGGAGATTTTGCCGCCATTCGTCTTCTTGTTTCAAAAGTGTCAAGCGCACATTTCCATATATCAGAACAAATATGATCTTTTATTGTATGTGCAAACTCAAATACTTTTTGTTTTGTCTCCTTGGACCAATTAAGGGCCACCACAATGTCCATTATTACTCGGAGATGCTCCGGCGGAAAGTCTTCCTTCCGAAGATAGGCTGCGATGCTTTCTGGTGATGTATCGCCACCATTTGCCCCAGGCTCGACGATCTTTTTTTCTGAAGGGTCTGGTATGGGTTTTTGGGAGGCTTCTTGGATTTTGTTACGCTCCTTGTGGGTGATGGATCTGTCACGTCTAGTGATGTTTGCTTTTGGCGTATCAGCCTGTCCAAACAGCAAATCTTTTAGTACAACACGCTTGTTGGTCCATCTATCAATGAGTATTAAAATATCGTAGTTATTGTTTTCGCGTAAAAATTTCAATGCCTTCTTCTTGCGAAAGAAGTATCTAAACTCCCCTTCCCAATAGTTGGTTGCTTGTGCTATCCATCTTCTGAATTTCATATAAAGTCTTCCTCAATTTCTTGGCTCACATTTATTTCGCTTCAATCAGGTCCAGTAAGCGCTGATACTCGTCTTCCTGTTGTAAAAGTATCAAGCGCACAGCCCCGTATATCATAACGAACATGTCTGTATGTTTATTGTGAAAACGGCTAAATATTTGGCTTTTAGAAAAAGCCTCCATCGCGCTCAAGAGGTTTTTGCTGGCCTCAATATCCTTTTTTACTTGAGCGGCACGCTTTTCATAATTTGGTTTACATTCTGACGGTCCGATATCCACTTGGCTACTAAGCATCATAATTCCCTCCTATTATTCCAGCCGGTCTTCTCTGCTGCAACGGGCAAGGCTTTATATTCATCGTGTCCCCTAAAACTTCCGAAACAAAATCTCAAAGCTGTCTAGGTCTTCCATGGAAAAGCCGGAGATTTCCTGAAACACTTCAGGGTCGAAATTTGGCAGTTTTTTGAGCTGCTCAATCCCCTCGCGCGTAACAAGGTTTTTCCACCCTTTCATATTCCCTCCTTAAAATTTCCCCCCAGCAAAAGCCAGCTCGACCAGCGGCTCACACTTGGATCGTACCTCGCACTCCCGGCATTTTGCCCTCGGCAGTCGATTTCCGTCCATCCTGGGGCACGAAACAAGACCGATGACGTTTTTGTCGTTGGCGAGCCAGGCGTCAATATCGGAGCTGTCGGGCGGACCGGGTACGGTCTGGGGTTCTGGATCAGGTTCAAGGTTGGTGGATCCAATCGGCGCTTGTGCGGTGGTAACTGGCGGTGGCTCTGCCGGATCTTCTGGTTCTTGCTGACCGATGTTTTGTTTATCCAGCGGCCATGGGGTGCCCTTCGTTGACGGCAGGCGCTCCCATTTTTCCTTCATTTCTACGAGGTCAGCCGGAGTGGCCTGTTGGATGCTGCCGTCCTTAATCGCCTTCCAGATGGCCGAAGCATATCCGCTCCTCAATCCCTTAAATCGAGGCCACAGGTTGTATTTACCTCCTTCTGCAACATCGGCCTCATCGTCATTTGCGGCTGAGGCTTCGCCATTCGCCCCAGGATCGACGATCTTTTTTTCTGAAGGGTTCGGTTTTTGGGCGGCTTCTTGGATTTTGCCCTGTAAATCCTCTTTAGGGGCATACCTGCCGCCGCCTATCGACTCCATATCAATCACCTCTTCCCGGACCTGGAGACCTTTCAGCACATCAGCAAACCCGTCACGCAGGCACCAGGACCTTGCACGCATCTGAAGCATGCGGCGGGTGTACTGTTTCCAGGGCCCGGGCTTATCAACCAAGCCGGCCCTTTTCGCCTCGCCGTAGCTGAACTCTCGAATGATCTCTTTTTCTTTCCCCGCTCGCATCGCCATACAGATCGCGGTCCAGCCGTCGGTGTATGGCTCGCCTTTAAAGGACTCGTTAAACTCCACGAGCTTGCCGCTTGCTTGGACAAGCCCTAATGCGGCATCTCCCCAAATGCTGGGTCGGCCATTAATCACCGCTATGTTTTGGACCGCCTGCATTGGAGACAGACCAATCTCAAGGCCCATCTGGATTGCAACCGCAATAGCTTCGGGTTGCTGGATCCCTTTCGGCATCATCCCAGATTTGGCGAACATGACGGACATGCGCCATAGCTCATCTAGGTTGCGCGGGATAAGCCCGCCCATGGATCTTGTACCAACCTGAAGCATTGGCCATGATTCTGATGTTACGATTTCCGTGGTTTGATCTTCTGCCATAATCTTTAACCCCCTTCCAAAAATAGTGTTGTGTCTGTTATCGCCTGCTTGGGCGGTTTTGCCCATGGCGGCAAAGTTAAGTATTCCGGATTTTCCGGATAACTCGGCCACTCGTCTTTCTTAAGGCATCGGGCGTACTTTTCACGTAATGGATCAATCTCACACGCAGCGTGATGGATTACGTGTGGAGGTGTAAAATACACCATCACGCCATATGGCGGCTTACGCTCAACCACGATGAATACGAAGTCTTTGTGTGGCGTACCGCTTGCCATCGTAAGGCCCCAGAGATAAATGAACGCCTGCCAGTGGTATTTCAGATTCCAGGCGGTGCGCTGGAACTCCTCAATCCTAGCATCTCCGGTGGTCTTTATGTCAATCACCATACAGTTAGCGGTCACCTTGTCTGGCTTGCATTTCCACTCAAATAAGTATTTAGGATCTTTCCAGAATACTGGATCCTCAACCGGCCCAGGGGCTTTCACAAGCGCACCAGCACCAGGATGATGCCGTATCGCATCCGCCATGCCGATAACGTCCTGGGCATCGTCGTACTTCAGCATTGTCTTGCCGGCTTCTTCCGCCTCTTTTCTGAGTCGCTTCCCCTCTTTCGTCTGGTACGTCATCCCCGCCGGCAGGATCTCAAATCTAAGGTTAAATCGGTCGGGCTCTAACACTCTACAATGAAGTGCACGCCCGAGGTCCATAGCAGCTTTTTGCTGAGGCGTTAACGGCGGTCTTGGGGCTTTGAAGTGCGCCGGCGATTTGGCGAAATACATAAGCCCTGACTTTGATAAAGCTGGGTCTTTGAAATATTCGGCGTCATTCATTTGCGAAATCCTCTCTTTCTCATCTTAATTTTGTGTTTTCTAATCCTTGCCCTGACCGTCTTGTGCGGGGGCCGGAGTCGAACCGGCCTAACCGGGCAAACACCATCATATACGTTTCTGGTGATCCCGAACCCCACCGGTTCCCGCATCTTTTAATTTCCTAATACACACATCATCGTTAAATGCTTGGCCGATAATTGGCGTCCTCTTTTCTTCAAATTCGCATTTATCGAAGGGGCATACAAAAAAATGTCCGTATTTTCCAATTTCAACCGTTGCAAGGCTAAGTTTTTTGCAAACCTTGAAGCAATGTTTATCAATAAGGTCTATTTGAATCGGGTAGATGGCATAAATCATTTGTTTTAGAATCCTTTTGTTGGTTGTCTGCTTCTAAACACAAGCTCCCCCGGTCCAACCATCACAAAATCCCCATGCGGAGCCTCCATGATGACGACCGGGTATTCTGGGGTGTAAACATCAAGGTCGGCCGGCTCAAGGCCGGGGGCGAATAATAAGACAAGAGCGAAGATAATGAGAATAATAGCGGTTGAGATGAGTTGTGGTTTCATTTCTTTCCGGCCTCTAGCATTTCTAGGATATCTTTCTTGATCTTGTCAAAGGCACTACTTGCCTTATCAACAGCTTTTTCTACGCTACCGTATGTCGTCTCCTTAGCGACTAGCATCGTGATAACCTCTTTACGCGACGGCGTAAGCATGGCAATCAAGGTGCTGATTGCAGCGACTGCAATAGAAACCCTCATAGCTCTGACGATTTTTCTGCGCTCGTCATTCTCAGGGTCTTCTATCCATAAAAAGCCCATCAATAGTGCACACGTGGTCCCAAAAATTGCAGCGAGTACAGTCGCGACTATTCCAAGACTGTCAAGCCTCCCCATCAGATAGATTAGCCATGGGCTTATTATTGGATCGTTCATTATTTCACCTCTCTCAGCTCCACCTTGACCTCGTCGCAACTTTTAAGACGGCGGTTCAGTAACAGTCTCATAATCCCCACCACAGCACCTCCACCCACAGCCAGCGGCAGAACCAGCCGAGGGCAAAGGCCAATATGAATACGATAACTAATTCAAGCATTTTAAACTCCTTATGGGTGAGATGGGCGGCAGGATCCCCTTCCCGCCGCCCAAGCTGGAGCTGATTGCAGGAATCGAACCTGCTCACATAGGTCTTGCGACCTATTGCTCTACCGTTGAGCTAAATCAACGGTGGGTGGCCATTCTCCTCTTTCGCTGATTGACTGGTTTCCCGCTAATGATTCCATGCTCTGGCCACTGAGCTACTGCGCCATTGTTTTTTTGGGGGCGCAGAGAGGATTCGAACCTCCGGCCTGGAAAGAGCTTTAGAACCAACCAACAGCTACTTAATAGAAGAATTTTCGCCTGAAGCTGTAGGCTCAAAAAGCTAACAACGTACTATCGCTAAAACTTAAACTGATGCTGAGCCCAAACCTTAAGATGCGTTAATAAAATCGAACAACTCCTTCCCAATTGTTACATGCACGACTTCTGTAGCGTTTGCTTTCTGTCGTGCTTTTTTTGTGGCCCTGATTAACTTATCAAGTCTACCAAGAATCGTCGACTTCTCTGCTGGCGAAAGCATCCCGCACCACTGATTTTCGATGTATTTCCCGACATTCTCCGTCTCTTCCCACTTCTCAATCTGTGCTGGATGCTCTTTTGTTGCTTCATACAGCACCTTGTGGCGGAAGGTACGAGCTGTTTTAAATTTTTCTTCAGGATGAACTCTCCTATAAACATGAGCCCCCTTACTTTCATCTGGCTCCCACTTGACTCCTGGTGGTAATGTTGGAATTACATCATATACGGATCGAATCGTTTTCAGTTTGTTTTCCAACCCAAGAAGAAATGTCGCAGGGACATCCGATGCTAGCGTAACACCATCAACAACAAGGTCGGCCCTGGCCTCTTGGTTTGTTCGTTCTTTTTGGAGGACGGCATCGAGATATCGGATTATATGATCCGCCTGATATTCAAGCTTTTCTTGTACGGTTGTTTGAAGTTCCTGATATTCATCGGGAGCTTTTGGAGCATTTTCGTCAAACATTTCAAGCGTTTTATGACGCCCGAAAAAATGAGCTGGCCTTTTTTGGAATGTGGTTTTTGTTTCTTCTAGGGCCTTTCGGTAAGCGCTCTCAATATTTCCTTCTACGGCCAATAGTTCATGAAGCTTAGACATAACGCTAATACCCTCCTTTCTATTGATTTTGTGTTTTGGGCGCAGGCACCATACCGCCATAGATGCCGGGGAGATTGTCTGGTTGGCGGCCCCGTTTACGCCCGCTCTCCTTTTTCACTGCGTTTACGTTAGCGTTTCGGCACCACCCCCTTCGTTTGATCAAAACCAGGGTTGAATCAAGCTATCACTTGACAATTTTTGTAGCCGAAACCCTGATTTTCTTATCGCAATCTGGCAATCGGAGGCGCCCCAGTGCTGAACCGTGGGCGATCGCAGTTAGCCGCGAATTGCGATGGTACGCACGTTAGCGGATTATCAAATGCTTGTCAAGAGGTTTTTTTGACTTGGCTGTGAAAAAAGCTTCGGTTGACAATGTTTTGTCCGTTTTGTATCATGCCCGCATTATGTTTACGAAACCGTATCTCAAAGACTGGATGAGACGAAACCGCCAGGTCAAGCTTCACCACCTTGCTAAAGCCGCAGGGGTTGGCACCTGGTCCCTGTGGCGCTTCCTGAATCAAAAGGACGCTACCATTACCCTAAAGACCGCCGAAAGGGTTGAAAAGGCGATGCAGCTGCTGGAAGAAAATGTCCGCTAAACGGATCACGCAAACCATTAACTCCAGATGGCTGGCTCGGGCTCGGAAGCTTGGCTTTAAATCTGAGCTGGAGCTATGGGAGACCGTGCACTGGACCATAACCGCCTCAGAGCTTGCGGCGATGATGGGGGTTACGGATCAGACAGTCCGTAACCGTATGAAACGCCACGGCCTGCGCGCTGTATACGACAGGCGTAAAGGTGTTAAAAACGTCTGTGTCGCGCGAAATAGGCTAAGGGCCTCAAGGCGTAGGACGAAAAAGGTAACACACTGCGTTAAGTGTGGGAAAAAGCTGTCCATGTACCAGGTCAAAAACATCTGCTGGGCGTGTCAGGGCACAGGCTTTGTTGGAGGCGATAATCCGAAGTGCTCGCCGATGTAATGGGCGGTGAGACCGATACAGATGCGGCCAATGGCGTTATTCCATCGGTTTGACAAGTTGGCCGGGATTAGTCTGTACGGCACGCCCATCAGCAAAGAATTTTTGTTGACACGGATGGATTTTAAAATAAAATGCTGGACATGACAAAACAGTTGTATGTTGAAAAGTTTAAAGATGCAAAAAGCTCTTGGAATCCGAGTTTCGTAAGGGCTCGGGGGGATGCAACTGCCCTTGTCGTTCCAAGAGCTTTTTGTGTTTTTAAGAGGACTGAAAATGGGAAAGTGTCCAGCATTTCAGTTTTATCCTGGTGACTGGAGGCGCGATACCCAGGTGCAAATGGCGTCAATGGAAACTCGCGGGGTATGGATCGAGATGTTGTGCTGTATGTGGGACGCCCTGGAAAGAGGAAAATTGACTGGAACGATAGATCAACTTGTCAGGCTTTTAAGGTGCTCCGAGAACGAGTTGGTGAGAAGCTTAAAAGAGATCGAAGCGTTACAAATCGGAGATGTAACGCTTTGTAACAATCAAGTAACGGTAATAAATCGGCGCATGTATCGAGAGAACCAAAGACTCCTAAAGATCCGAGAACAAACAAGAAAACGGGTTCAAAAATATCGTAACGCTAAAAAACAAATGGCATGTAACGCTAAAATTACGCTCCCTTCTTCATCTTCTATTTCTTATTCAAAGAATAACCCCCCTATATCCCCCCTTAAAAAATCAAAAAAGCCAGCCAGAGAAAAAGGCTACGTTTGCGCTTTTTGCAAAAGCGCGGGCTTTGATATTTTTTACAAAGCCTATCCGCGAAAAAGAGGAAAAGCAGCAGCACGTAAATCGTGGGATAAGATCAAATTAACGCCAGAACTCTACATCAAAATTATTGACGCCTTAAAAATACAAACAGCATCACGTGATTGGAAAAAAGATAATGGCCAATTTATTCCATATCCTGCGACTTGGCTTAATCAACAACGCTGGGAAGATGAGGTGAAGGAGCACTATGAATCCAAATACGTTGCTTAAGCGTAGACGTTTAGGGCTTCCAACACTTGAGGAGCTTGATATGATGGCAATTGATGAGATGGTAGAGTTACAAGAGATCTTAGCGCGTCAGATAGCAGCGCTGTATCGTATTGTGAATGGTAACTTTTCCAAAGAGACCAAAAAAATGGCTAGAAATCTTCTTGAGGTTAAAAATTCTGAATATTGGAATGTTGATCGTGAAATTGATGAGAAAATCTCAGAAACCTCTTGATGAATATGATGGCGCTGATCAAATCGTAACATCACAGTTTTTGCGTCATAAGTTCCAGCGGATGCCGCCAGAGTTAAAGGTTTCCTTCCGTTCGGCTTTTTTCCCGAGTATCGTCGAGGCCTGTGATGGGTTCAGAGAAGGCGAGATGATTGTTATAAGCGGTCCGACGAAGAGTGGGAAAACCTTATTGTCTCAGTCACTTACATACGCTTTCGCTCAATCAAACATTGAATGCCTTTGGTTTTCATACGAGATGCCGGCACGCCAGTTTATTGAAAGTTTCCCAGAGGATATGTTTCCTAAGTTCTTTTTGCCACAAGAGATCCACGCGCAAAATATCGACTGGTTTGAAGAGCGCACGCTTGAGGCATGGCAAAAATACAACTGCCGGGTTGTGTTTGTTGACCATTTGCATTTTCTGTTTGATATGGCGAAGATACGAAGCCCGTCCCTTGACATTGGAGCTTATGTGCGTCGAATTAAACGTTTTGCAGTCAAAAACAAGCTGATCGTGTTTCTATTAACCCACATAACCAAGATAAGCCCGGATGAAAAGCTTTCATACTCAAAGATTCGCGATTCATCTTTTGTGCCACAGGAGGCCGACAGCGTGTTCATGATCCGCAGAGAAAAACACAAAAATCATGCAGAGTTAAGCATTGAGTTTCACCGCCGAACCGGGGTTATTTGTAAGACAATACCGCTGGTTAAGCGCGGCGGGTATCTTTGGGAGGAGGTACCGTTTTGATAATTACATGTACATGTAAGCATGACAAGAGAGTCCATAATCCGCCTAAGAAAAAGCAAGGATACCCGCAAGAATATCGTTGCACTGTTTGCCTTGCGATTCGCAGGGCGCCTGTAGTCAGAAAAGAAGAAGCATGAGGAGGGCATTATGCTAAACCGAAACATCACCAACAGACTTGAGATTGTCCAGAACCACGAGGACCGCTGGATCTGGCGCGTAGTAGCGACTAAAGGCCGGCAAGGCAAGAGCTGGATCCGCATGATGGGGAACCCGGAAGGGCATCCGACAAAAGACGCTGCGAAGGGTGCGTTTCAGAGAAGACCAAGGGGGTTGGAGATTCAAGAATGAGCCTCTCTCCAACACAACGCACCATCAGGGCCCTAAAAAACCAAGGTGTAATCTGTGCCGTTGTGGAAAAGTGGAACCCGCATGTCGGGCCCCATGGCATAAGACAGGACCTTTTCGGCATTATTGACGTGCTGGCCCTGGATCCGGAAAGCGGGGTCCGGGGTATCCAGTGCTGTGCAGGATCCGGCTTTACAAAACACTGGACCAAATTAACCGTGGATAACGCGCAAGCAAGCTATGACTGGCTATCAACCCCAGGAACTAGCCTTGAAATTTGGGCATGGCGCAAACTGAAAGTGAAGCGAGGCGGGAAGGCTATGGTGTGGCAGCCAAGGATTAAGGCTGTAACGCTGAGTGACTTTGGAGATGTTATAAATATGGCCGTGAACGCGCCCAATTTGGCGCAGGATCGCATAAAATAGAAAATTAATATGAGTTATAGGGTGAAGCATGGTGGACGACCTGAGAGAAGATGCGCTCTATGAATAATCTTGGCGCTGGCTTCTGTGCACATCAAGATCACCTTACAAGCCTAATTACCGGGAACAGCAGAGCGCAACACCCCCCGGCCTCTGGCTTCATCACACCACTACACAGAGGCCGCGCCACCAGAGGCCGGGGATACAACAATGAATGTCCCGCCAGCCCCAAAACAACGCTCCTGGCCCTGGGGCCGAGCGATCAACCAAAGTCAATTTAAAAGGTAAAGAAAGGTCGCAAAATAAATACCGGACCGACATATCAAGCATGTTCGATGGGTGAGAACATCAAGGGGTTGGCGGGATTACACAAAAAAAGGCCGCTCTAAGGCGGCCTGGGCTTGATGTTTACCGTTTTATTTCTTCGTAATTATCGCCTTAATATCCCCCCACGGCAGCCCGGCGCACTTACTACATACCGGCAAGTGCCAGGGCTCATGTATCCGCCATAGCTTGGCCTGATTCTTGCGACAAATCAGGCACTTAAAGTCCCTTGGTTTTTCCCCCTCCCAGGTCAAGGGCTCAATCCTGTCCTTTTTCACTATTTACCCCCTTCCTTTTCCCTCCACTCGCGCTCCAGGTCCTCAAACACCCGCACCGCGATCTTTGGCAGTGCCGTGCCGGGCGTCGGGTTGCTCCCGTGCCAGTACGGCAGCGTGGGAATCCCGATCTGCCTCGCCACTTTACTAGCAAGGCAACCCGGACTCTGCCGCCACCTGGCCCGGTACGCCCAGACCGTGTTAGCGTTATTCCCACCACGCGGTCCGCGGGTGGGGAGCTTTTCCATGTCCGGCCAGCAGGGATATAGCCGGCCCCTTGCCTGTTCCGCGAAAAACTGTGTTTTGTTCATGGCTTACCTCCTAAACAAAAGGCGCAGGAGATTTCTCCCCTGCGCCTCATCTAGATGTCATCAATCGAGACCCGCCGACGCCAGCCTACCGGAGCAACGGCATAGGTGTAGCCGGTGCCGCCGCCGTTACTAGATGCGTGGCGGTAATAGGCGAAATCCTCATCCGGCAGCAGCGTGATGTTTTGCCGCCGGTGCCAATCATGCTGTAACAGCATGTGTGGCCCATCCTGCCGGACTCGGAAGCAATCAGTGCCCTTGCGCGACTTGAAATACTCGCCGCGCAGCGCACGGATACTCCCTCCGCGCTCCTCGAGATTTAGCTCCTCCGGTCGGAGCTCTTGCCACCCCGCGGCATAGATGCTGGCCTCGCCGCTATCGTCCGCGGGGAGCTCCCGAAAGAGGAGAGTCAGATTGGGCCGGTACTTCCCGTACCAGTTGTACAGGAAGCCCGCGCCTCCTGCTAACTCAATGAAATTACTCATACTCTCACCTCCCCTTCTACACCAGCTTCCACCCATCAGGGTGGAGCCGGTGGATTATCCGGCCATTCTGCTCGACTGCCTCGCGCCGGTCGTTGAAAAAGACCCTGACCGGCACCATATCGGCCCAGTCAAAGCCTTCCTCGCTCCAGACGGCCTGCGCAAAAGCCGTCTGCATGGTCTTAACAATCAGCGCCCCTACCGGGGAGGCAAAGACGATAGAACGCCTTCCCCGCGTGGCGCTATTAACTAAGTCCACCGCGGTCTTGTATACCGCGGCCTTGTCTAGCCCCTCCGCGGGGAGCGGCCACGTTGCCCACTCCCCAAACCTATCAGTGAGCAACGCCTCCTGCTGAGGAAGCAAGGAGTGCTGCTCGTTGAGGACGACAATCGCGCCGCCCTTAAACCGGGAACCGAATTTCGGTGCCGTCTCCATGACATTTCTCCTTTGCCCACCAAGTGGGCTATGGCCTGAATTCCACGCATCGCCCGAGACCACCCAACGCGCCCGGGTTGCTGCCCCCAAGTTTTACGCCACCCAGAAGGCCTTCGGGCGGTAAGAGTTACCGCTTAGCCCAATATGGGCGAAATAACCACTCGTCCTCAGCCCCAGGCACCTGCACCCAACCATGTTGGGACAGCCAGCGCCCGAACACCCGCTGACGAGTGGCATCATACGGCTCGACCATTACTGCCCAGCCCCCGGCGGCGTACCGCTCTGCCACTGCTTGCAGCGCTTGGCCAAGCCGCAATAACACCCCGATGGAAGACGTGCACCGCGTGCGCCTCTCCCAAACATCAACGCCCTTCTCCAGCGCAGCAGAATCGTACCAAGGCGAGTCCGCTTGGAGCGCCTGAAGAAGGGCGTTCTCCTCAGTAACCAACACACAAAGGCGGCACAGCCGTCCTCGTCGACGACTTGCCGATAACTCCGAGAGAACATAACCACTGGTACGTTCCCCGGAATTAATTTTAGCCTCAATTAACATGCCCCCTTAATAAGCACATCCCGTGCCAATATGACAAAAGATTGTCAAAATAACACCCAACTACCTAATACTACACAATAATAACTCGTGCACCACTGCACCCACGCCATACCCAAAACGACCCACAACGAAGGAAAATCCCTGCACACATAAGCAATGTTTTACCAATATTTAACGCGCTAACAAGTTAATCTCCAACAATATCACGCCTTTATCCTGCTACCACACTATGTGTATCCTTTTTCATACAAAAAATTGACAAAATTGTGGGGGAAAAGGTAAAAAATAGCGCAACCACCCAATATCACACAGGAATAACCCAAAACAAGAAGTGTAGGAAAAAAAATACAGAAAATTTGGGTTGACAGACAGAAAACCCGACATTTGAATATCAGGACAGAAAAACGCTATGTATGTAATTTATGTATATGGTTTGTTCAGTTTTTTAACTATGGAAAGTTAAAAATTTAACTAACCAGTGATTTCAATGGGTTACAGTGGATAGAAAAAACAATAAAAACACCATAACTAACCTAATTTATTCAATATCCGGCCAAAAAGCCATCCTGGCCGTGCCAAGAGTGTTCGTCGAGATGGTAGGAAGCCTCAATACAGCCTTCTTTCTCTCACAGGCACTGTACTGGTCCGATCGAGGAAAACACGGCTGGTTTTATAAAACTTATACCGACTGGGAAGCCGAGCTAGCTCTATCCAAGTATCAGGTTAGACAAGCCGTTGCAGTGCTAAAAAAACGCGGAGTCATCGAAACAAAAGTGAAAAAAGCCGCGGGTAATCCGACAGTCCATTATCGCATGAACATCAATCGGTTGGCTGAGTGGATAATAGAACACTTATCCCATAAAAATAAAGCATACAACAGCTATCACGAGAAAAACAAAGATAACGCACGCCAAGAGGCAATAACTGAAGGCCAGCTAAAAACAATCGCGGATATTGTCTCTGTTGGGCAGATTGGCGGGAGAGAGTAGGGTGACGGCTAAGAAGAAAACAAATAAGAAGCCGAAGGCTGGCAGGCCAAGTAAGTTCGAAAAAGTAGCCCCAAAGATAAAGCTACTTAGTCGTCGCGGGTTCACTGATGCGGAGATTGCGCAACTGCTTGACGTCACCCAAAGAACACTTGATAACTGGAAAAAACGCCATGATTCATTTTTTCGTTCCCTAAATGATTGGAAGAAATTGCCAGATAAACAGGTAGAAAGGTCGCTTTTTGAGCGTGCATGTGGGTATAGTCACCCAGAAACCAAGGTATTCACCTATAATGGCAAAATACTGACCTATGAGGTCATAAAACATTACCCGCCAGACCCAACTTCAATGATCTTTTGGCTGAAGAATCGGCAGCGTGCTAGATGGCGCGATAAGATTGATCACGATATTTCTGGCGACATTGGCATCAAAGGGCTCTCGGAGGCCCTATCGCTTGCCGAGAAGAGCTCCGGGGTGATCCCGATAGAGGATGCGCCGCCTGTTGGCTTGCTGGCGGGCCCGGATAAGGGTAACGGCAACGGTGGTGGCGCAGAAGGAAAGGAGGATGGCGAGGAGGAGCGAGCACGCGCCGTGGGAAGGGCGCATTAAGACGGCGCTTAAGGATAAGCGCCTAGCTAACCGCTGGTGGCGGTTGAACACGCTCTATTTCGTGACTGACGAGCATGGGCGCAAGGTTAGATTTCGTCCCGAGGACCGTGACGTCCAGGTCGAGCTATACAATAACCTCTGGTATCTGAATGAGATCCTCAAGTCCCGCCAACATGGTATAACAACTTTTTTCTGCATCTATTTTCTGGACGCTTGCCTTTTCCGGTCCAATATCCGGGCCGGCATCATCGCCCACAACCGGGAGGACGCGGAGGCTTTTTTCGCTGATAAGGTCAAATATGCCTACGATCAGCTGGATAGTACCGAGATAGGCCGAGCTATCAAGAAATTGCGCCAAGCCAGCCAGGATAGCGCCCGCGAGCTCAAGTTTTCTAACAATTCTGCGATCCGCGTGGGCACGTCCCTTAGGTCGGCAACTTTACAGTTCCTTTTGGTGAGCGAATATGGGAAGATCTGCGCCCGTTATCCCGAAAAAGCCAAGGAAATTCGCACAGGTGCGCTAAATACCGTTCATCCTGGTCAATTCATAGCGATTGAGTCCACGGCTGAGGGCCGCGAGGGGCACTTTTACGAGCTGGATAAGTCAGCGCGTGATCTTCTTATCTCTGGCAAGCCTTTGACCAAGATGGACTTCCGGCACTTCTTTTTCCCGTGGTGGCGCAAGCCGGAGTATAGCATCAACCCCGAGAACGTTATTATCCCAAGTGAAATGCAGGAATATTTCAATGCTTTACGTGCCGATCACGGTATTGACCTTACTGCTGGCCAGATGGCGTGGTACGTCAAGAAGTACGAGACTCAGCAGGACGAGATGAAGCGGGAGTTTCCTTCAACCGAGGACGAGGCGTTTGAGGCGGCGATTATTGGTGCGTACTATGCGACTCAGCTTCGTAAGGCCCGTGCAGACGGCAGGATCGGCGCTGTACCGCACGATCCATCGGCTGAGGTGCATACCGCCTGGGACCTTGGGATAAACGACGAGATGGCGATCTGGTTCTTTCAGCGGCACGGTCAGTGGGTGGATGTGATTGATTATTATGAGCATAGCGGTGAGGGACTAGAACACTACGCTGCGGTTTTACGGGATAAGCCGTACCTGTACGGACAACATTATGCTCCACACGACATTAAAAAGAGGGATCTAATATCCGGCAGGACCCGGCTGTCCCGTGCCGCAGACCTTGGTATCCAGTTCACCCCGATTGATAGGGCTGCGGATGTTGTGGAGGACATCAACGAGGTCCGGCGGTTGTTCTACCGGCTTCGTATTGATGAGGCTGCCTGTGACCGGGGTTTAGCGGCCCTGGAGGCCTATCGCAAGGAATGGAACGATAAGCGGGGCTGTTTTTCCAGGAAGCCGCTCCACAACTGGGCGTCTAACGGCGCGGATGCTCTTAGAACGCTAGTCCATGGTGTATTGTCAGAGGATACGATGGCGGCTAGCAAGGCGAACATTGACATCTATCGCAAACGCGTTAGGCCGGGCCTTAGTTGGATGGCTGCGTAGAGGCAGGAGATAGGAGATAGGAGACACATATATGCTTCGCAGAAGGTACGATTTTAAGACGCACAAGAAACGATGGTGCTTAGTTTCTAGGGCGACAGGGCGAGTTCTTGAGTGGTTTGGCGAGCAAAAGCCGTCTAAGGAGCAAGTAACGGCCTCTGAGCGCCGAATTCAGTACTTCAAGCACCAGAAAGGAGGATAAATGCCGTCAGGGTTGAAGCGAGCGGGCCGGTACGGTCATTCTTACGTGTGGGGCAGGGACCAGAGGATACCGTCCGAGAGGTATCTTAAGAATTTCGACAAGATCCGGTGGCGCGGGAAGGGCTTTGACAAGTCCTGGCGCCTGATCCGCCGGCCGGGCGAGGGCTACCGTGTTGGTAATAGGGTTTGGGTGAAGGTATTTCCGGGTTAATGTCTAACAATGAAAGGAGCTTAGGTGCATGAAGCATTATTTCATTCAAATGGTGAGCGGGCACAAGCAAGAGATCACGAAGGCCGAGTTTGACGCGATCCTGGCGCGTATGGCGAAGGGTGATGTAACCAGGCGGGCGTTACAGAAGCGGCGCGGGCTTGTCTACACGGACCGGATTGAGGGTTATTTTGTGGTTGAGGAGAGCGAGTGGCTGAAGATGCTGGAGACGTGCCCGTCAGTTATTACGCTGCCGATTGAGTACGGTGAGCCGGTCGGGCTACCGATGGAGGAGCCGGAGGTTGAAGTCCAGGAGCCCCCTGTTAAGTCGGAGGACGATAACGGTCTTAGCGACGAGGAGTTATCCGCTCCAATGTCTTCTGAGGAGTTTGAGAAGATCGTCATCGCCTCTGGCCTTACAAAAGCCGAGTTTGCCGGCAAGATTGGTGTCAGCCCTGCGCTGGTTGGGCTTATGATTTCGGGCCGCAACCGTGTCACCGAGCAGACTGCCGCGAAGGTGCGTACAGTGTTCAAGGAGCTGGTATAACGCATGAGAGACGACTCAAAGCTGGGGGCGCCGTTCTCTAAGCTGGCAAAAGAGGCGAAGCTGCGTGAGGCGAAGAAGCGGTTACGGTATGCTGTTTCGGCTGATTCCGAGTTTCAGCGTTTGGCCGAGCAGGACTTTCGGTTTCATGCTGGTCATCAATGGAAACCGGAAGAAAAGCGCGTGCTTGAGGTGATCGAGAAGCGCCCGGCGCTTACGTTCAACTTGATCAAGCCTGCGGTGGACCTCGTGCTTGGTGTGGTTGAGAACAACCAGGTTGCGATCACGCCCGAGCCGACCGAAAAGAACGACCAGTTTCTAGCCGATATTCTTGCTGATGCGGATAACAAGCTTGTTAACCTTGGTAGCCTATCAGACAAGGAAGATGACGCCTTCGAGAACGCCTGTATCTGCGGCAGGGGATTTGTTGCGATTGATATTGCGCCGGATCCTGAGCGATTAGGCGAGATTATCATTAACGAGGTCAGCATTCCGCCGCACGAGATCAAGCTGGACCCGGCCGGCACGCAGGACGATCTTTCCGACCACAGATACATCTTTTGGGATAAGTGGCTTACATTTGAGGACTTCAAGATTCAGTACCCGAAGCACGCGAAGCGTCTTGACGAGATCGTATCTGCCGACCCGGGTGAGGAGATGCTTTACGCGAAGGCGGCCTCAACGGATGTTTGGGACCTACTGGACGAGGATTCGGACGATAGCGACTACGATATGCCGCTTGATTTTGCGTACTACGATAAGAGCCGTGGGCGCGTGCACGTGTGTCATATGGAGTACTGGGAGGTGTACGACCGGTATTATGGCTTTAATCCGATGACCGGCCAGACCGAGGAGTTTGACCCGCGGGGGTTGAAGTTACTCCAGGAGCGCATACCGGACTTTGAGTACGTTACGATCAAGGACAAGAAAGTTAAGTGGCTTCAGTTTATTGGTGACGAGGTGCTGTTTGACGGTGATGCTCCGGTGCCGTACCGGGGGTTTTCTATCGTGCCGTGCTTTGCGTATAAGGACAAGTCCGGCAGGCACGTTAGTCACTTTGGTGTAGTACGGCAGATGATTGACCCGCAAAAGGAGGTTAACAAGCGTTGGTCGCAGACACTGAACCTGCTGATGAAGCAGGGGCAGGGTGGCTACTTTGCCGAGCTGGACGCTCCGGTTGACCAGGACCAGTGGGAGTCTTCTATTACGTCGCCGGGCGAGACCACCTGGGTGAGTAAGGGCGCGATTTCGCAGGTAAAATTTAAAGAGAAGGGTATCCCACAATTCCCCGACGCTGCAATGCGCATGCAGGAGTTTGCAGCGGACGTTATGAAGAAGATTAGCGGGATCAACCCGGACTTGCTCGGCATGGACCGTGGCAGGCAGGAGCCAGGTGTTGTGATCCGGCTACGGCAGCAACAGGGCATGGTACTGCTTGCCAAGCTGTTCAAGAGCTATAAGCGCATGAAAAAGCAGATCGCCGAGCGGCGTTTTGCGGTTATCATGGCGTACATGCCAGACTCTCAGTTCAAGCGTATCCTGGGCGACTCAGATCGGTACATGTTCCGTGGCGGGCTGGTGGTGGACAAAGAGAACGGCTTTATCGCCCCGATCCGCAACCTGCGCGACATGCCGTATAACATCACGGCACGCGAGGCGCCTGGGAGCATGACGAAGTCCATGTTTGAGCTGAGCATATTCCTCGAGATGATGTCTAAGGGCTTTCCGGTTGATCCTGAGACGATCATTTCCAAGCTGGATCTTTCCGCTTCCGAGAAGGCCAAGTGGAAGGATTACATCAAGCGTCAGCAGGATACCCAGGCTCAGATGGCCCAGCAGGAGCAGGCCGCAAAGCTGATGGAGGCCCAGGCCAAGACGCAGCAGGGGCAGGCTAAGCTAGCCCTTGATGCCAAGAAGCAGGACGACGATAAAAAGTTGAAGCTGTTGGAATTACAGGAAAAAGAAAAAGAGGTGTTACGGCAGTACGCCTTAGATGTTGCAAGCTTGGACATTGAAGAGCGTAAGCTCTTATTTGACCTTGTGGCGAAGCTTAAGCAGGAACACAAGGAGTTCCTCCCCCCAGCGAGGTATGCTGGGAATTTCGTGACGCCGACGTAACGGGCGTGAAAGGAGATAGCGAGTATGGGTAACAACGACAGTGCAATGGGCAATGTAGGCGGAGAAGGAGAATTTGAGAAGGTAATGGACGGGGAGCTTGAGCCTCCTGCGGATGACAGTGATCAATCTGCTGCGGGCGAAGGAGATGGATCGCCGCCGCCGGGCGAGCAGGATGATGCTGGTAAGTCTGAGGGTGGCGAGGGCGACGACTCGGATGCTGTTGACATTAAGGCCCTTCAGGAGCGCATTGACGCCCTCGAGCGCGAGAGCGCAGGACGGTTGAAGGGTCTCCGGGCGGAGCGCGAGCAGCGTAAGGCGCTTGAGGCGAAGGTTGCCACGGTCGTGGATCTTGTAAGCAAGTCAAAGTCTGCGCGACAGCAACAGGCGAGCGGAGAAAGCGGTACTGACGATGAGACAGTTAGCGCGGGCGGGAAGAAGATCCCGGTATCGTTTGACGATGACGGCAACCCGTACATTGACCCGGAGGACCTGATTGGTCTTACAAAGAAGCAGGTCAGCTCGGTTGAGAAGCAGCTTGCGAGCAAGGTTGAGCAGGTCGAGCAAACCCAGCAGGTCTTGGCTGCTCAAACGGAGAACGCAAAAGCTGTTGATAGTATTCTTAGCCGTGATCCTGCGTTTCCTGCGGCTTATGCGAGGCTGAATCAGGCGTTTCGTATGCTTGATGAGGGCATGGACAAGATTGTAGCGCGGACGGACATTGACCCGTCAACGCTTACGATCGAGCAATGCCTGGAGCTGATGGAGTCCGACGCGGGCCTGATGAAGCAGTTTCAGTCGCAGTTCCCGGGGGTTGATGTTGACACTGTTGTTGAAGCCATGGCCCTTTCTCCCGCTGGCAGGGTGAATACGCGCAAGTTGTCTAAGGCCCTATCTGCCCTTAAATCCAAGGATGACGAAAGCGCCACTGGCGACACCGGAGGTAAGCAAAAGAAGGGAATAGGGAAAACTCTTAAGGCGATTACGGCAGCGCGTAATCTTGCTGGCGCAACGAACCAGAAGGGCTCGCGTGAGACGAGTCTTGACGATATTGCGAGCCTGACAACGGAAGATTTTCTAGCGTTGTCGGATGCTCAGGTGAAAGAGATTGAGAGGGCGCTCCTCCAGGAAGAGATGGCGGAGGTCTGACAATAGGAGGCGATAACTATGGCAGTAACAGAGTTCGGTACGAATGATGCCCAGAGCGTAAGCATTTGGTCTAAGATGACCATGCGCGAGGCGCTGAAGGCGACCAAGTTCCGCAAGTACATGGGTACGAGTAAGAAAGCGATTATCCAGAGGCTTACGGAGCTTGAGAAGAACGCAGGCGACACTATCAAGTACGACCTGCTTATGCAGATGACAAGCGCTGGTGTATCCGGCGATGAGCGCCTGAAGGGCAACGAGGAAGCCCTGGTCTATGAGCAGGATGCGGTGGTGATTAACCAGCTCCGTAACGCGCACGCCTTCAGGCAGATGACCCAGCAAAGGACGGTCCATAACCTGCGCATTGATGCCAAGGAGAACCTGGCTGACTGGTTTGCCGGCAAGCTGGATTCGTATATGTTCCGGTATCTTTGTGGTGATACGTCGATTAACCACGGCCAGGCGGGCGTGGCCCCCGACTCGGATCATTACGTTGTAACCGGGGACGTGTCTCACACTGGCACGATCGCAACAGACGAGGCAAGCCTCGGCTCAAACGACCAGGTTGATCTGATGGACATCGACTACGCCAAGGAAAAGGCTGGCACGATTTCCCCGATGATCAGACCATGCCTGATTGATGGTGACGAGTTCTACGTTGCCTGTTTCCACGACTATGCTCTTACGGACATCAAGATTTCTGCAAACACGAACGCTACGATCAAGTGGGCGGAGATTCAGCAGTACGCGAACGTGCGGGGCTTGCAGAACCCGATCTTTAAGGGCACGAACGGTGTTTACAATAACGTCATTATCGACAACTCAACCCGTATCTATTCCCCGACCAGTAATGTGCGCCGGAACTTGTTTCTTGGTGCTCAGGCCGGGGTGTTTGCGATCGGTAACGCATATAAGCCGATTGTGCAGAAGCGCGTTGGTAAGGACAACCTGATGTCCTGGTATGAGGAAGTGGACGATTACGGCAACGAGACCGGTGTTGCTGTTGGCATGGTCTTCGGAATCAAAGCTTGCCGGTTCAATTCCAAGAACCACGGCTGCATGGTGATCACCAGCTACGCTGCCTCGCACGGCTAATGGGTAGGCTAGCGCCGGGATCGTAGCCCCGGCGCTTATTATTAACTTTTATTCGGGATCGTAACCCGAAAGGAGGAACTAAGATGGCAACATTTACGACAACTGGAGGCACAACCTACGACCTGACCGATACCTCGGTAAACCCGGACGCAGTACCGGTTGCAACGCCTCGGGAGGGCGGGTTCGTTCTCAGGAACCGGATCAACTTTTCCAGCGTGACCGCGCCGACTGCGACCAATCGGGTGGCGAACGTGCTTCGGCTTCTGAAGGTGCCGAAGCGCACGGTTATCCGCGAGCTGCGCTTTCACGCAATTCGTGGCCAGACCGCGCCTACGCATGGCTTTTCTAGCGCATCCTCGCTTGGCTCAAGTGCTGGGAGTGGCGCAACGCTGAACGTTGGCGGGGTTTGGTACATGGACGCCTCGCAGACGGCGTCTTCTGCTGCAACGGATACGGATGCGCTGGCTGATCACGTGATCACGAAAAAGACTGGCGTGGCGGCTGGCATGCCGACCCTGTCAGCTTCGACCCCGGTTCTGGACTATACGTCCCAATCGGACGGTAACGCCCCGACTCTGCCGTTCACGTTCCCGTATGGCGGCTGGATCACGATGGGAATCGAGGATAGTACCGGGTCCTCGGCGTCTTCTGTGTCAGCGAAGATGTCTGGCGTGCTCGAAGTTCGGGCAGTGTGTGACTACATCCCTGAATAGGGTGTTTACTGATCGGGGGATAGACGGACCCGTCGAACGATAAGTGAACCCGGCTTATCTTCCCCCGATTTACCCCCGGGTCGTCCGAGACGGGAAAGGACAAAGAATAAGCATGTACCATACAGGATCAAAGAACCTGAGACGACTACTCCAAGGGAGTGGTAAGTTCAAGCAATGGTGCTCGCTGGATATTATCGAGTACCTTGAGCCTCTCCTGAGCAGTGCAGGATATTACATAAATGAGCGTGGCAAGATTACGCGCAAGGGTGGCCTTGCGTGGAATACGCCCTGGGTGCACGTGGTTGCTGCGCCGAACAAGAGATGCAACCTTGACCATAACATTATCTTCAACAACTTTGAGTTCATACCAAAGCGGTGTCATGAGTGCTGGAAGGTAGTGGTGTCACCACGAACGCTTTCTGAGCTTATGCAGCTTGAGACGGTTGAGCGCGAGCTTGGACTTCCGTCCAAGTGCGGGATTGAGATCCGGTCGTACACTCCGAGGTTGTATGGCGGGTATTTTTACTGCGATAGTCTGGAGCACGGGAGAAGTACGTATAAGACTGTGCGTGAGGCTGTGTCTGATGCGATCTCACCGGACATCAGCGTTATCCTGAAGCGCGGGTGCACGGAGTACGAGCTTATTGTTGGCCCGTCGCCGTACTGGGTGATCACGCCCGAGCACGAGGAGCTTGAGAGACGTATTGAGCAGCGTGTGGAGCTCCCGGTTCAGCTTGGGGTAAATCAGCCGGATTATGTGATTGATCACGTGAAAAAGCGTTGGGTGGAGTGGGCCTACGCTGCCGGCGATGAGACCTATAAGGAGTTTACGGGCGGGGAGGCCATCTATCCAGACACTGTAAAGTACCATGAGGGCAAGCTGGAGGAGATTAAGGCCGACCTTGCCAGGGCGCGTACTGCGAAGCTGTACCAGGCTGACATGGAAGCGATCAATGGGCTTTTAACTGATATTGGTTCTCTTATGGAGAAGCATCATGTGAATCCTGCCGTTATTGGCACGGCACTTGGGCACCACGAGTTCAACCCGCTCTTTATTGGGGAGCATGACGATACAACATAGGAGGGGATTGTAATGGCGTCAAAGACATGGACGGATTTTTCGGACGGTACGTACAAGAATCCGAATCCTGTGAAGATCACAAGGGGCGGGCTTGAGCTGCATCGCCATAAGGTGGATTTCGGCTATAAGACGCTTGACGCCGGCAACGGTGACGTATTTGAGGTCTTGGTGATTCCAGCGAATAGCTGGGTGCTGAACGCCTGGATTCGCGTAATATCCAAGTGCCCGACCAACTCTACGGTTCATCTGGGCTATGGAAGCGACGCGAACTGCTGGGGCCATGCGCTTCCGCTTGATACGGTTGGTGCGGTTGTGCAGAAGGTCCCGGAGGAAGACGCCGGGCAGACCATGATCTATCAGGACCGCGCCCCGATTGCGAACGTGCCGAGGTACTTTGCGGCTTCCGACACGATTGATATTAAAGGCACGACCAATAAGGGAGACGTGAATGTTTCGGCAGGCGTGATCGAGGTATGCGCGTTGATATTCAGAGAATAAAAAAGGAGGGTACAGAAATGGCTCTACCGGAAAGACTTGCAATGGTGAAAAAGGAAGTAATGGCAACGATCCAAAAGCTGGAGGAGCAGGTTCAGGAGCTTGAGGCGTTCTCGAAGCTGTTGAACTCCACGATCGGCGCCATGCGGACCGGCAAGGTCCAAAAAGATAAAAAGTAATGGCAACCGCAGCGAGTGTGATAGCCTCGGCGCGGTATGACTTGCGGGACACGGACAGCAACCAGTACACGGACGCCGAACTGCTGGACTACCTGAACCGTGGGCTTCGGCAGCTTGACGCTGTGCTGTCTACGATGTCAAGCGACAGGGTGTACGTTGAGGACACGTCAACGACGCTAGCGTCCGGGGATAACCATGTAGCAGCGCGTGACCGCTGTCTGAAGGTGCGCCAGGTCTGGATCGGCACATCCCAGCTTACGCCAAAGAGCCTGAATTACATCTACTATAAGCGGAACATTATCGGCTCTACGACGGGCCGACCGTCCTATTACGCCCAGGGCGGCGAAAACATCCTGTTTGAGCGTACTGCGGACCAGGACTATTCCTTGAAGATTTATTTCGATCAAAGAACAGACACGCTGGCATCGGGCACAACGATGCCGTACAGCGACGAATTCAATGATCCGCTTCGGGAAAGCATTATCATTCTGGCTAAGCGCCGTAACGAGTACGATGTAAACCTTGATGCCGTGCTATACGACTTTTTCTTGGACGCTACACGATCTATCGTGGCTAAGCGTCGTTACAACCAAAAGCCGTATTATTTGGACTTCTAAGATGGCTCTTGCAGCGCAGATAACGAGGCGATCAACCAGGGCAAGAAGCAGGCCGACTGCGGTGGTTTCTGTTGGGCCGTTTCCGCTTGGGCTGAATACTGTCCAGGCGGCAAATGAGCTTGCGGACGGCGAGGCCTCTGCGCTTCTAAACATGAAGCTCAACCCGATGGGCGGCCTTGAGACGCGGGCTGGCCTATCGCGTTATACTGCAGCGGCGCTTACGAACCCTCCGGTCTATATTGCCAACTTCCCGCTTCTAGGGGAGGCGACCGGAGCTTTTGGGTTATTCACAGACACCTCGGATGTAGAGTGGGAGCCAACCTCAAGCGTTGAATGGGTTGTTGAGTACCCGTCAAGCACAGAGTCGGACGAGCTGATTGTAACAAAAAGCGATAACAAGCTCTATTACCTGGACGGCACACGAACCCCAGTGCTTGCCGGAACGTTATTGGGCGAGGCAACTATTTTACCCTTCGGAAACTACGCCCTTCTTCTTGACGGAAGCTATGTCAAGTACTGGGACCGTGCAAACGGCGTGATTAAGCTGTGCTATGACGACGGAACCGGCTCAAGAGGCTATCAGCACTCGGGGCTGGGCTTAACGGCAGATACAGGCATCGCGCTATATAACGGCGGAAACACAAAGGCTGGCGTGCGGTTTGTTACGCAGTCCTGGGACAACGGCTACACCATACCCGTTACCACTGTTGAGATTTACATGAAAAGCTCCGGCAGCCCGACCGGGGATATTGGCTGCGAGATATACACAGATGCCGGCGCGCTTGTTGCGACAAGCGATACAACGGTTGACTCGTCCACGCTTGGCGCAACTGCAGAAAAGCTGTCGTTTTCTTTTTCCTCTGGTGACCTTGATCCGTCAACGGCCTACTGGGCAGTCGCAACGTATTCCAGTGGGGATAGCTCAAACTATGTGCAGGTGGAGTGCGAGAACGTAGGCTCTAACGGCGATGGAAAGTATTATGATGGCTCCTGGAACGATGACACGACCAAGGCTGTGCTGGCAGGGGTTAAGCCCGGCAGGCCGCCAAAGGCGAAATTCGGTATCGTATCAGAAGGGCGCGTGTATCTTGCAGGAGACGGCAATAATCCCGGCTGGGTATGGTACTCCAACGTCGGCGATTGCTTTGACTGGTCAACGTCGAACGGCGGCGGGTACGTCGGTGCCGTTGATGAGAATGCTAATAATTTCCCCGTCGGCGCAATAACCGCGCAGTATGGAGAGGTCTACGTTTTTGGTCAGCAGGACCAGCCCTATTTATGCAAGCTGACAGGTGATGAGCCCCAGGATTTTAGCCTGCCGCCGGTTTATCAAAAGATTTCTTCAACGCACAAGACATGTCTTAATATCATAAACGATATATGGTTTGGCAGCTCTGACGGTGTCAATAACATTACGGGCGTCTTGCAATATGGTGATTTAAGGACATTTCACGAGTCGGACCCGGTAAAGAACCTTATCACCTCGTATTGGGACAATAGCGAGGCTTTTGCCGGATATTTTGGAGATACCGGCCAATACTTCCTGAAATTGCCGAATTACTTGCGGGTCTTGGTTGCTCATACCAAAAGCCCGATTAGGGAAAAGACGGGACGCGTAAGATACCCATGGGTCGAATACCTGTTTGTCGGCTTGGGCCTGACATCCGATACCTATAGGTGGACTGCGTCGGGCAGCGGGACAAACGAGTATTATTGCGAGCTTGCAGGCGGGGGCGATCCGTCTTTATCAGAGCCTGCCGGCCTTATCCTTGGCGAGTCTGTTTTAACTTCTGGCACTCTCGGGAGCCTGTCGGATCACGCCTGGGCTTATGGCGATAACGACAGCCTCGGCTATTCTACGGTTTACATCCGGGACGATAGCGGAGATCCCGATACGTCCGGCGTAACGATTAGAACAGTGCTTGAACCGACGTGCTTTGCGGCATTTAGCGGAAGATTCTATATTGGTTTTGATGACGGCTACGTCTATTATCTGGACGACGATGTTGTGCAGGACAACGGCGTTGATCCGCCTTTCTGTATCGGCGGGAAACTACACAAGGCGCTCTTTACCGAGCTTTGCTTGAACAGATTTAAGCTGAGCCTGGAGGCAGAGGCGGCGGGTGCTGGGCTGACGCTGGATATATTTGACGAAAAGGTGGGCATTGATTCGCTTCATTCCAGCACGCCGAACGTAACTGCAGATATTGACATAGACACTGCAACCAGCGGAAACATTAACTGGAACGCCGAGCAATTTATGGCGTTCATAAGAAACGTCTCTCCGAATAACGCCCCTGTTCGGTTTGAAAAGATTGATATTGATGCGGCGGTACTGAGCAAATGACGACACGATTTTATCAGAAGATACCAGCAGCGCACAGGGCTGTCAGCAAGGTCGCGGCCAAGGACCTGAGGCCGGTCGAGTCCTCGTTGCTGTATCTTTATGACCAGCTTACGCACGAGCTTGGTGATACCGTTCCGCATTATAGCGATTACACGATCACGGCAGAAGATGATGTTATCCTTATGTCCGGCGATGTTACCACCTATCTTCCAACGGCGGTCGGCGCTACCGGCAGCGAAAAAAACATCAAGAACGTCGGCACTGGCACCGTAACCCTTGCGACATCTTTAAACGAAACCATTGATGGGGAGGCAACACAATCAATCGGTCCGGGTGAGTGTATAACTTGCGTATCGGATAATGCCAACTGGTGGGTGATATGAGCGTTTGGAAGCTGTTAACTGCACGATGGGGGAGCGGCTCGGGCGAAATAGACGATGTTCGCATTGATGCTGTTTCAAGCTCCCTGCAAACGATTACAACAGCGCACCACGAGATTCACGATGGCGACCATTACTTTGTTTTCGGCGCTCAGGATCTTGCTGTAAACAATGTGCTAGATTTCACATGGCAGATGCCGGACAGCACAACATGGATCCATTGGCTCTGGGACATAGACAGTGAAGGCGAGATGCTGTGGCGAGTCTATGAAGGGGCAACGATTATCAACCCGCTGGCGAACACGGCAACCCCGCTTAACAGCAACCGAAACTCAAACAATACGTCTGTAACAACTATGCGATATGAAATCCAGACAGACCTTACCGCAGCAAATGCGGATACCTCTGTTGGCGGCGCAACTCTGATATCGTCTGGCACTACAGGCTCTGGCAAGAAGCTGGGCGGGGTAGCCAGCAGGGACTCCGAGCTTATCCTGAAACAAAACACAGTGTATTGCATGCGTGCAATTGCGAATGAGGCTGGATACATTAACTATCAGATGCAATGGTATGAGCACGCGAATCACCATTAACGAGCAGCGGAGGTGACTATCATATGGCCTTAGCCGAAAACGTAACGAACATTCCGACTGATGTGTATGCTTGGTCTGGCTTGCCGAAGCAGTATAGAACATCCGTGCTTGAGAGTGTCATTCCGAGCTTGACAACCACGGCAAAGGCGTTGCCTGAGACCATATCAAGCGGCATCGGTGCGGCAAAAGGAACCCTTGGGCAGCTTGGCAGTTTCTGGCAAAACGCGCCGAACGTAATCAACCCGTACCTTGAAAGAAAGATGCGAGGGTTCAAGGACGCCACAACCGGGGCCTTCCAGGGCGTGCTAAACAACCTTGCCAGACGTGGCGTGCTCGGCAGCCAAGTGGCCTCCGACACGCTTGCAAACCTTGGGGCGCAGCTAAACCAGCAGCAATATGGCGCACTCGCGGATCTTGCGTTACGCGGTCAGCTTGAATCGCAAAAAGGCCAAGCCGAAGCCCTGGGGAAGCAGGCCGAGCTTGATCTGGCAGGCACAGAGATGCTCTCAAGGGTGCCCGGCACGCTTGCCACTATTGCCGGGCTTGGCAAGGCTTCAGAGCAGCCGTGGCAGCCGTATCAGGCATTTTTGAACCTGCTTCAGACGATGATATAGATGGAGGTATGATCTAATGGGACTCTTTAGTAGTGTCGGAAAGTTTTTAGGGCTTGGCGGCTCCGAGTCTAGCGGTACACAGACTTCCACGGTACGTGCAGCGCCGAGAACTTCTGAGGCAAAGCGGCTCTGGGAAAAGTTCATGGCTGACATTGAAAAGTTGCCTGCAACGTATGCCGAGCAGGAGGCCGCCCTCAGGCCGAAGGTTGAAGAATATACCGGCCTGTTAAGAAACCTTGTCGCTGGAGGCGGCGAGCCAGGTCGTGATTATTATAGGCAGTACGGCATCAGTCTCGGAGGCAGTTCGCCGATCATGTTTACGCCGCGGTCAAACATTGCAGCTGCGGAGTCCCTTGCAAAGCTGGGCGGGCTGAAGCTGGGCACCGAAGGGCAGTACGCTCCCGGATGGTCCCGGCAGGCATTCTTGGACTATATAACGCCGATTTTGATGCAGACCGAGGCCATGCGCTATAAGATTCCAAGCACAACGACAACTGCAACTGCACGGGATTGGAGTGGAGCTCAATTGTTAAGCGACCTTGGAAATCTTGGAACGCTCGGGATGTCTGCTTTGAATTTTTTTAAGGGGTAAACAACGCCAACAACACCCTAGCAAGCACAGAGGTGGTCTTATGCCAAACCTATTATCTCAACTTATGAATCAAGTATCATCGGGCCGGGGTGATCAATCGGGTGTTACAAACTTTCTTCTTGCGACACAGTTGCGAAAAGAAGAACAAAAAAAGCGGCGGATACAGCAGTTCGGCAATGACCTTCTGGGCCATGTTGAATCAGGTGCTCCTATGGACGCGAAAACTGTTTATGGGCTCATTAGGCAGCACGATATATCACCCGAGGACGCAACAGCGGCTCTGAAGTTTCTGAAGGACTCGCAGGCGTGGGATATTGCACTGCGCGAGCGGAACAAGAAGATTTCTGATATTGTTGGCGCAGAAGGCGGCTTTCAGCCGGGCGCAACCGTTGGCGAGGCGACCACGCTGGGCCAAGGGATCGGTACTGGCACGCTTGAAAAGCTGGTTGCAAGGCCTGAGGCAAAGAAGCCGAAAATTACGAAAGGAGCCCCATATATTGATGAGCGCGGCGTTCGTGTTGTTCCGTTCTACGATGAGCAGGGGGATCTCGTTAGAAAAGTAGAGCTTGGGAAAATCAAACAAGAAGAGAAGGCGCCTCCAGTATCAGACAAAAACGCGCCGTTCACAATTGCAAAGGAGCTGAGAAGCCTTACGCACGATAGGGACGGTGTCCCACGCGAATCGGTCCCCACGAATGATATTGTGGCTCTTGACGAGAAAGCGAAGAATTATGGCATGGAGATTGTTCGAGTTAGGGTGCCGCAGATAAAAAACAAGGGATTGTTTGGCATAGACATGCTTTCCCCGGATAAGAACGCAAGCGTCATTTACGTTCTCGTTAAGAAGGGCACATCAAACGATGATCTTCGCAGGATCGTAAAAGAACAGCTCGTGTCAGCGTATGAGTATACACCAGAGGAAGTAAACAAGATTATCCAGTAACGGAAATATTATGAGAGAACTTATACTTAATGTCCCACAAGAAGAAAGCAGCACACAAACTGCTGTGCGCTTGCGCACGCTTGATCTTGTTGGGACAGCGCCGCAGCCTACGCCTGAACCTGTTGTGGATAAGCCACCACCCGGGATATATCAGGAAGAGCCTAAATATAGCCTAGCGGAAAAGGCCTTAAAAGCCATAGGCATTCCTATTGCACGCGAGGAGGGCATATCCGAAGCGGCCAAAGCAAAAGCTCTTGTGGAATATATGGCAGGACAAGAGGGGGTCCCGATAAGCGAGTATCGAGAAGCCCCAGGTCCAATGGAGCAAGTAGCGGAAGGGTTTGTTAGTGGAGCATCTGGCGGTATCTATCCTGCCGTTCGACGCGCCGTTACTGGCGAAGAAGCCTTTTCACCTACAACCACTGCTGAAAAAATTACACGCGGTGTTGGAGAATTGGGCGGCTTTGTTTTTGGCCCCGCCAAGTTTGCGGAGTCTATTATCGGCAGAGCTATTCCCGGCCTTGCCAAGGTTGCCCCTAAGGTTGCTGATAAAAAGAAGATCAGGCTTCTCAAGGCAATGGCAAGAGAGGCAGCGGTGTTGGCTCCTGCAACCGGAATATCACAAACAGGCGAGGCAATCTCAAAGCAAACATGGGGCGAAGCAACTACCGAGCTTGCTAAGGGCACGCTAAGCGGTGCGGTTACGGGTGCTATATTTGGAGCTTCGAGAGGTTTATTCCCAAAAACTGTAGAGGATAGAGCAAAGCGCATCATTGCTGGCCTGATTGGACTAAACGCGCGACGAGCCGTTATGGGCCAGGGATTCCCGACGGATATGCCTCTTGAGGATGTTGTGTTTGATACCGCAATGGACGTGTTTTTCCTGTGGGGTGGGCTCGGGTCAGAAGGACTGAAGAAAGCCGAAAATGCAATCAAGAAAGGCAAGCTCCCATCATTTTCAGAAAAACAGCAACAGCGAATTGCCGAGGCGTGGAATCAACACCTAAAAGAATATGGCAAGAGCAGGGCGAAAGAAATCTTAAGGAAAAGGGCTGAGAAGAAAGCGTTTGAGCGAACACCAGAGTGGCGGCAACAACAGATCGAGAAAGAATTTGCTGGCGAGGAACGTAAGCCCCCGACAAAAGAAGAGATAGCGGCAGCAAGACAGCGATACGGGTTACGCGGGGCAGAAACAGAAAGGCCTTATCCGTATGAACGATTACGTGAGGCGGTTGTCCCGGTTGAAAGGGCTGGGATTGTGCCTGTTAAGGATATGGGCTATGGGGAGAAAATCCCTGAGGCCGAAATTGCCCCAGCGGGGCTTCTTGAAGCGCCAAAGGATATTGGTGAAGGCTTTGTGCTCCGCCCAAAAACAATCCTAAAAAAAGACGTCTATCAAGAAAAGGCCCCGTTCAGGGCTATTACCGAGACAAAAGAGCCAATCATCGAATACAAAGACATCCGCCCGAAGTCTGGCAAGCCGTACAAGACGAAGGGCGCGGCAATGATGGCCCTGCGGACCAGGAAGGACATCCCCGAAGGCTACAGTCCTGTCAAGGTCTTTGGCGGCTGGGTGCTGCGAAAGCCGAGCGTTATTCCTGAGCGGTTGCAGGTAGAGCCGAAAGCCCCAGAAGAAAGGGCTGTTCAGGAAGAAGCGCTAGAAGTTGTCGAGGCTGCACCCGAAAAGCCGGAGGCCGTTGTTCCCGCGAAAGAAGCGCCTTCGCCCGAAAAGCCCGAACCGACGTCCGAGATCAAAACAGCCGCTTCAAGGATGAGAGAAGCGGGCGGAGAAGACTTTCCGCTTAATGTGCCGCCGGAATCGAAAGAGCTTGATGAATACGAAAAGGCTTACAAAAACGAAGCCAAGGAAGTTATTGAAGAATACAAGAATCGCGTCGGCTCAGATCGAGTAATTGTTCTCACGGACAAGGAAGGCAAGCGCGGGGCGATAATCGCACCAAGCACGAAAGAGGGTAATTTTCAGGCAACTTATTGGGATAAACGCGGGTTCAGTAATGATACTCAGCACGATACCAAAGAAGAAGCTGTGAAGGAGGTGTTCAATAGTTTTCAATATCCGAACCCGGAAGCGTTCAAGCGTATCTCAAAAGAGCCTGAGTTTGTTGATGGAATCTTGGCTGCCGAGAAAGCGCAGAAAGAACATATGAAGAGAATGGCCGAAACGGCGAAGAAACCATCTAAAGAGCCGACGCTAAAAACAGCAGCCGAGAAGAATTATCGGGAAGTGCTTGATCTAATAAAAAAGGGGAACAATAGGTTTGCAGATGATCTTGTTAGTTATGGGAGATTAGCCGACAAGCCAGACAAAGAAATGGCTGCTGATTTATTGCGTGCTGGTATTCCCGTTGAAGATGTGGACGGGAGCCTTGGGAAACCTATTTCTCGCCGTATTATCGAAGAGCATAAGGGTGAGAAGTGGGCGGATGATGCGCTGGAAAAGCTTGAAGGCACTGAGGGAAAGCCAACCCCCGCCGAAAAACAACAACAAGCTGGACCAAGCCCAAAAGAAAAAGCCAAGCCCACGCAACCACCACCGGCTGAACAGCAAGAAGAAGCACGTCCAGGGCTTCAAGAACCCAAGCCGACCGAGACCCCAAAAGAAAAGAAAGCGGGCAGAGAAAAGCCGAAGCAACCCGCTCCAAAGCAAACATGGGACGTTAAGGGCTCCAAAAAGGCCTTCCAGATGGTAATTGCGCGAGCTGTTGAGAAAGCCCCAAAGCCCACCGGCGAGGACGTGGAGGCTGAGTTTTCAAAGCCATACTCTTATAGCGGTACCAGGGCCATTGATGTTCGCGGAGGCGACAGGAGGCTGAAGCTCGAGCGAGATCGATATAACAAAACATGGGCCGTCTATGACGAAGGCGGAAAGCGACTGATTGGCGGGCTGGCTCTAAAGGAAGCCAAGTCGTTCGCACAAGCGGAGATTCGGGGCGAGGCCAAGCCTGACGGATTCGTTGTCTTCCGTGGTCCGAACAATTCGTTCGAGTATAAGATCCCAAGCTCAAGATGGCATCTGAGGGAGTTTGCTAGAAGGATCGCAAAAACGCGCGGGGTAAGATTTGAAAGCAAGGCAGGAGTAGCCGCCCCTGCTGCGGTCGATGAATCCGCAAAAGCCAAGAAGGGTCTCGCTGATACACTGAAACGTATCATCAAGGAAGAAAAGGGCGCAATTGACATAAAGCCTCTTGTTAATAAGGTGAAAGCCGTCCGCGTTGCGGAAAAAGGCGAGCCCTACCAGGAGATCGAAGAAGCTGCCAAGAAAGGCGACACCGACAAAACAAGACGCGCCATACGCAAGCTACACGAAGATTTTTTGACTCCTATTGAAGGCAGTGCGCTTGATAAGGCGGCCGTTGCCTATTTGAAAAGCGAGAAGTTGAGTGATTACCTTGCGGCAATGCCGAACCTGGGCGAAATATCCCCAAAAGAGCTGTTCAGGTATGATCCGAAGGCAAAAAAGCATATAGCGCAGTATCTTACAAGGGACGGGAACCTAAAGCCTGCGCTGAGGAAGTCCGGGTTTTTTGCGATCAAGCGGTTTGATGATGCAATCAAAAATTATAAGGACATCTCAAAGACCCTTGCCGCAACGTCTGACCCAGTCAGGATGATGCAAGCAATAGACCAGGGCAGGTGGGGCGGTGTTGTGCAGCGGTATATAGGTTGGCCAACACACATGACGGAGCTTGCGAAGCTAAGATGGGCTGACATTCAGAAAGCGCGTCTTGCAAGTATTGTTGATAAGTACGAAATAAGGTCTAAGAAGAAAAGAAACGCAGTCGGCGATATTATTGAGCATGTTAGTGGTAATGACGCTTGGAACTGGAAGGTTGAAAAAATACTCAACATTCCTGCAGTAAAATTATACCTATCGCAGTTCAAGATCGGCGATCAAATAAAAATTGTTAAGGCGGCGATGGAATTCCGTAGAATGTTTCAGAACTTGCTCGATAACCAGAATGCTGCACGGAAGCCTAGAAAGCAGCGCATAATACCATACCGGGCTTTTTATAGGCCATGGATTATGGAAGCGAACTTGTGGTCAAGAGTATTTGGCTTAAAGGTTCGTCCTAAAGAGATCATGGAACGGGCGGAAGCTCCTGACTTCATATTCCCGAATCGTCCATGGAACCCGCGAGCCGAGGCAAGAAGCGGACTGTTAGAGAAGTATGAGAAGGAACGCGATATTGTAAGCCTGATGTCTGGGTATATTGAAACGGCCGCGCGGGATATATTCGACACAAACATCGTTCACAACAACAAAATTTATTCGGCGGTATTGCGCGGCAGAGGGCTTGAGCACGCCGCGAATGGTATCGATAGCTGGACTGCTGAATCGTTTGCTGGCGTGAAGCCGCGATTATCAAGGTTTTTTGCTGAAACCGTTCCTGTTCCTGTAAGGGCGGGGTTGAAAAAGCTAAGAAGCGGTGTAACGAAGGCAGCGTTCCCGCTTAACTGGCCTTGGAACCTGTTTGTTCAAACATCGTCTGCCGGGCTTACTTATACAAGATACGGCGAAGCGCCGACCCTGGCTGGCCTTCAGTACTTTTATAATATGCCCATGCGTCAAGCAATAAAACAAAACGCATACAGCCTGATCCTTAAAAGCCGGTGGGGCGGTAAGGCAGCATACCAGGATCTTCAAAACTCTATCCTGCGGAACAAGCGCCTTGATACCAAGCCGATTGAAAAGATCGAGGACTACGCGAACTTTCTCACGTCTGCTGTCGAGGACGCACTTACGGGCCATGCGGTTTCAGCGGCATACCATTACGGCAAAAACAAGCTGGGGCTTAAGGGCCGTGAGCTTTGGCAGTTTGCTTCAGAAGGCGGCGCAAAGACCCAGTCCATGTATAACTATTCAGGGCTCCCGGGAGTGTTAAGAAATAGAGAGACCGGGCAAATTTTTTGGTTCTCAACGTTTTCGTTTGATGTGTTCAATACTCTACGAGAAATGAACCTTCCGGTGCTTAGGAAGGTGATCGGCAGAACCGGGCTATATGAGACAATGACGGCTGATTCCGTTGGAGGGAAGGCGCTGTTATCGAATCGCCTAAAGATGTTGGCCCGGTGGGCGGCGGCCATTATAGTTACAAATGCTGTTGCAGAGAAAGTGATTGGTCGCAAGCCGTGGATGCCGTCGTCTTTTCTCCCGTTGCTTGGGTCGTACTTGTTTGGCGGGTATAGCGGGCTTGGTAGACCACTCGGCCCAAAACAATATATTGATGATCTTAGGATTGGGATCAGGCATCTAATAAAGTACGGCAATTTTAAGAAATTGCGCAAGTGGCTGGTGCGGTATCATGTGCTTGGAGGCGTACAGCTAAACAGAACAATAGGCGGCATCGAGGCTGTTGCAAAAGGCGAGGTTAGGGATGTTAGGGGGCGACGGCTTTATAGAGTAAAAGGCACTGGCGAGCAGGTAAAGGCTATTACGATGGGACCTTCTAAGACCGAGGCTGCCAGAAAGCATTATGAAAAGAAAAATAAGAATAAAGGAATTTTGGGCGCGATTGTCTCTGGTCGACGAAGAACCGGAAACCGTGGCATTGCACAAATGACGAGATAGGAGAAAATATAATATGGCAACCAAAGTATACGCAGCAACAGCATTAACCGGTGGCGGCTCTGGCGCTCTTGATGCGATAGATGGAACGAACCTGGCTGACGGCGATTGCGCTGTTGTTTTTGTGGCGCTCGGGCAGGTGTATTTTTACACGCTTGATGATGATTCTGGTGCTGCGGAAAGTTCTCCGGCAATTATTTCGCCAGACTCAAACGCTGGCTCAAAAAGGTGGATCTTAAGCGGGCTCAATGTCGGCGGCAAGAAGGTTGTCCTGGATCTGGACGGCGATACATCCATAACGGCAGATACGGACGATCAGTTGGATTTTGAGTGTGCCGGGGCTGATCAGATTACGCTTGTTGACGGCAAGCTCTACCCTGCAACCGATGACGACATAGACCTTGGCGATGCAACCCACGAGTTCAAGGACCTCTACGTTGACGGCGTAGCGCATATTGATGAGCTCCAGGCCGACGCGCTGGGGGCAAACCTGAACTGCGCCAACTATAACATGACCAATGTTGATATAGACAGCGGGGCCATAGATGGCGTTACGATCGGGGCTTCTTCGGCGCCGGCTATAACCGACTGTGATATGAACGGCGGGACAATAGACGGCGTTACTTTTGGCGGAGCATCAAATAACACCTATTCGGATCTATGCCCAGCCGGGACAAAGGCCATCTTTTATCAAGACTCTGCCCCGGACGGATGGACGATCCAAGATACACTTGATGATAAGTTAGTATTCATCACGAAAGGGTCTGCGGCTGGTGGAGAACCAGGGGGGCAAGCTCATTCATCTGGAAGTTGGACACATCTACACGAATGGGTAGAAGGGGAGGCCTCCGGTTCCGACGACTCTACTTGGAATAGTAGTGGAGCAAAGATCGCTCTACCCACTCACTCTAAAGGGGTAGGAGATTCTTGGATTGAAGTCAAGGCTGGTAGCACCTCAACTGCTTTAACTACCAGTTATACAAATGGGGCGGTAGATACTTCTGGCAACTCGTGGAGACCTGCTGCTTACAACTGTATAATTGCGACGAAAGACTAGAGAGATGCAGAACACATGCAAGCATAAAGACTGTGAGCTATGGGAACTGTACGAAACAAAGTGCCCGAATTATATAGTTTCGCACTGGAAGGACGAGAAGTCGTCAGAAGAAAGGCGCATTGAGGACTGTGCGCCGATCAGGACGATGCTGATGGTTCAGGAGCTGTATAATCGCTTAATAGGGGTCCAAAGCTCATTGGAATCGGCAAGGGGTGTCGTGCGTGGCGCAGCGGCTCAAATATGTAGTGCTATTATTTCAAAGGATAATCATGCCGAGCTGGTTTCTGCGCAGCCGGACAAATATATAGACGCGGGTAATGAAGGAATGGCCAGGCAGTCACTGGATTACAAAAAGGCGGGATAATTATGGCGATAGCATACAAGTGCGATATTTCAGGAGAGTATATAGACGAGCCCAAGAACGGCTTTATCCGGTCCGGTGTGCCTATAACCATTGAACACAACGGCAAGACGATAACCCTGACCGCAGACATAAAGGTTGTGTTTCAGGTGCCCGGAGCAGAAACGAACCAGTTTTCAAGGGCAATAAACAACAAAATAAAGCGGGCCATGTTTCAGGAGATTCTAAATTCAACACCGTAAGCACAGGGAGGGATGGGCGCATGATAAGGGATGTTGCGAAAAAACTTTTAGTAGCGGGTGCCATTCTACTTGCAGTGCCAACCATGGCGCTTGCCACGATAACTGTATCAGGGCCGTACATGGGCTATATGCAGGATTCCCAGGGGCGTATTATCGCCAACGATTCTTACGCCTACGTCCGGTGGGATTGGAGCACCGGCGCGGCTGAGACTGCGGCGAGCGACAGCAACCAAACTGCCGTGATCACCGGAAGAATCGTAGGCGTAAAGGCGGTTGAGGGCAGCATTGACACTGCCTATACCATCAAGCTGCTGGATAGTGCGGGCCGTGATGTGCTTCAGGGTCTTTTCTCTGACACTGAAGCCAGCGCAACCGCAACAGCGGACAGCCACTACAGGGTGCCCGTTGACGATACAAGCGGTGGTCCGATCGTTCTAATAAACGAAACCGTCTATGGCGATATTTCAAGTGCCGGTAATAGCAACAGTGGTTATTTCATTGTAATCATTAAAGTAAAATAGCGGGCAAGACCAATGCCGGTTGAAAAAGTCATAAGCTATACAAATCAGTCGAATAAGACGGCGCTATCGCGCGCCGTAACCGCCCTGGATTCGTCAGCGCAGGTTATGAGGGTTGTGCTGATGAACCCCAGCACGCAGGCACTGCTTACTGAAGAAGCGAACTATCCGAGGATGAAAGTGTTCAACTACGGATCTGGCAGAATCAAGTATATCTGTAAAAACACTAACATTGACGCAAATGAGACAGATACGGATTGGCTTATCTGGAAGTTTACGGATTCTGATGAGTTTGATAGGGAGGGGCCGCGATCTGGAGCTGTAAATACAGAAGCGGTTATTGATGGTCTGTCATGGAATATTTGATCAGAATGTCCAAGCGCAACCGAGGCAGGAGAGGCTAGATGACGGTCTCGCGCGAGATCCTAAACGCTGTTAATTTCCAGCCGTCTGCGGACTGGACGATCCCGGATGCGCTGAATAATCTTGTCTATGAGTCATTCGATTCTGATGACTACGATGATTGCAAGAAAGGCAGCATCACGTTTTCGCAGCAAGGATCACCATCTCCAAACACTGCATCTGATCACACCTACCATGGTGATTATGTTTGCCTGTGCAATAATTCTGCTGCGGAGTTCGTAAAGTGGGACTTCACGGCTAGGACCCCCCGATGCTACAAGGTCCGGTTGCGTTTCTACCTGAAGATTCCGGCGGCAGCAAACTGGCCAAATAGACGCATCTGCTCCTTGCAGTACTACTACGCTGGCAACAAAAATGCCTTTGAGATCGCAGGAACAACTACAGCAGGCGAGCTGAAATTCAAGTGGGCAACAGGCGCGAGCACTTTTGAGAACACCAAGTATACTATTTCATACGATACTTGGTATAGATGTGAACTTGTGATCTATAACGACACCTCATCAGCAAGCGGCACGGTGTATTTTTATACTTCTACTGGGTCAACCGAGTTGCTCACAGGGTCTGGTTATAGTGCAACGAACCTAAACGCTTCTTTGAGCAACGTTACATACGCTGAATATTTAGGAATATTGAAGTTAGGGTTGCTTGACACTGGCGATTCAGACGATCAAATTTACCTTGACGACATCTGTGTCCGCGATGCTACGAACGACTACGACGCCACAATAGGCGATTGGAACACAAATGCGGGTACGCATATGACTGACCGCATAGGTGTTGGGTCTGGCACGACAGAGGCCTTTGCGACGACGAGTGCTTCACAAGACCTGGAGTTTGTGTTCGAAAAGCCGAGCATCACAGACCCACTTGCTGTGCGGCTTTGGGTTTACGGGCAGGCGAGCACGGCAAACTCAAACCGTTGTGTCAACCTCTGCCGTTGGGTGTCTGGGGCAAGTTACGGTTGGGGTAAGGTCCAGTTGCGTGACAGTTACGAGTACCACCACGTGCTCTGGGAGCATGAGCCAGGAACGACAGAGGACGTTGCCTGGACGCAAGCAAAGCTAGAAACGTTGACTGCCGGAGTGCAGTCATCAGGATCAAACGAAAGCGAGAACCCAGGCGGCTATATTGCTGAGTGCTATGCGGAGGTTATAAAGGGCAATAGCGATGATGGGCACATGACTCACGGGCCTATCGTGTGGGCGCTTTCTACGACGCAAGCCAGGGTGAAGTTTCGTGTAAGTGGCGAGTTCGGCACAAAGATCATATACGGTACGAACCAGGCCAATGTCCGGGCCGGAAGCGGTGGCGATACCGCTACAACATCTGAGGTCCGG